GCGGGTGTTACCTTAAAACAATATTTAATAAGTTACATAAACTAATTTTATTTTATTTTTAAAGATGGAACCACAATTTACAGAAAAAGAAGATTTAAAAGATAAAGGAATTCTAAAATCCATCAAAGATGGTACTCATATACTAGTTTCTAGGGGCTCCTTTTTGTTTAAAAATGCAGTTATTATAATAGCGATAGGTGGAACTATCGTTACTAGTTTTGCCTATATTAAAGCAATTGGCTTTAACGAAGCTGATGTAAAAAGTAGGAGTTTTAAATCTCTTGAGGAATATAATGAAGTAATATTAATGAATAGTAGAAACAATGTAAGTCCGTTTATCCAATTAAAACAAGCTGACGAGGAACACACAAGATTGTTAAAATCAGCCTTTGACAATGATCTAAAGCAAAGTCAACTAACGCAAAAAGATATTGACTTTATGAAGGGTATTCTAAATCAAGTTCAGCAATCTAATAGATCTACTATTCAAAGTCTTAATCAGGCTATTAGCGAAATACATTCTGATATTCGAGATTTGAATAATAAAGTAAGAGATTAATACGATGACAAGAGCAGTAATAATAACTAGACTAAAAAAATATTTTGATATTCGAGAATTGGTTGGTCCCGAAGTGTACAATAAGTTCTTTGATGATTCGTGGTTTGTACTTGATACAGATACGTTGCATTGCTTATTAATCGTTAGGGAAGGTCTTGATAGATTTATAACGGTTAATAACTGGCATTATGCTAAAAAGGGCGAAAAAATCTTTGATGAACGTGGGTTTAGAAGCAATATCAGTACTATAATGGCGGGTAAAACTGCTAAAAAATTACTTTATTTAACTGCTCACGCTTTAGGAAAAGGACTTGATTTTATAGTAGAAGGTATGCTATCAGATGAAGTCAGAACTTGGATCTACGAACACTCGGATTTGTTTCCTTGCAAAATACGATTAGAAAATATTGTAATTAAAACAGGCGAAACAATCACTTGGGTTCACCTAGATACCTGTTATTACGAGAGAAACCCAAAAGTATATTTATTTAACGTTTAGATTTTAAAATTATGAAAAAACACACAAACGAACACGGAACTTCTAAATTAAGCAAGGCATTTAGCGTTGCTAGTAATTGGCTAAACAAAAACAAGCGGCCTATAGCTTTATTCTTTTGCTTGGTTTTAGTGCTTACCTTAATTATTGTTTACCCTGATTGTTGTTTAGCCTGATTATGGCAAAGTACAAAGATGAACACGGCACAACTAAGCTAGGCGATTTCATTCGCTCATTAGGCAAATCAGACCTCATAGGCAAGGCTTTTAGTGTTGCGGGGAGTGTTACAGGTATTCCATTTTTAAACACCCTACACGACCTTATACAAGGCGATAGCACTTTGCCTGAAGAGGTAAAGAAACAGGCTTTGGAGTTTTATAAGATAGATATAGATGCACAACTTGAAAACGCTAAGCAAATAACCTCACGTTGGCAAACAGATATGTCTTCGGATTCTTGGCTATCAAAAAACGTGAGACCTATTATATTACTTTTTAGCTGGTTCTTAATATTGGTTTTAATCGTAGCTGATTATTTCGGAGCTAAGCCTGTGCCAGAAAATTATGTATCTATGTTAGAAACGCTTTTCTTAACTATCAATGGAGCATATTTTGGCGATAGAGCCGTAAGAGGAGGTATCAGTGCTTTTAAAAAGAAATGATTTACTATAGAATTTAGTTAAGTTTAATTATATTTAGACTGTCTATACAGATTTAGAAATATGAAACAACTAATAGCAGTACCTTTTGAAGAATACACATCTGAATTATCAAGTAGTGGTGTGAAGTATAACATTGTAGATATTCAAGGAGTGATCTACTTACGTTGTGTAGTAACAACTAGAAAGTATTCAGATCATGATTTAGTTATTAAGGAACTGCCAGAAGCTCCATCAAATGTAAGAGTAGCAGTACAACAACATCTTGATACTGTACTAGGCAGAGATCAGTGGAAGGTAAAAACTAGACTGCCCTTCAATGTTAGTATAGCTTTTGATCAAAGAGTAGGAAATAGTCTTCATAAGGATGCAGTAGAACTACAGTATAACTTTATAGAGGGCCAAGTTAAAAAACATAAGATTAGTATCTAATGATCTATAATTACGTAACTACAAGTACTAGTAATGGGACAGTTTCAGGACAAGGTGCTGATAGAAGAATTACACTTGATAATATTGAACTAGAAAAGGCTAAACTAGAGGCACAGGAACAACTCTTGATTAAGAGTGGCTTACAATCTAACGATGCTGAAACTTTAGTTAAGGCAACTGCCTTCTTACAGGGAGTAATGGAGAGGGAGAGAGGGAACAAGAAAAGTCTTCTAGTAAACCCATATAGATGGGATGATGCTGAAGGGTATAGAAGAAAGAGACTTAAGTTAGATAATAGTACTCTCAGAGTTATGTCTAAGACTCCGATTGTTAGAGCAATTATATCAACTAGACAAGCACAGGTAAGTGCCTTTTCGGCTCCACAATCAAATAGATATAGTACAGGCTTTGTAGTTAGAAGAAAGAGACAATTTTACTCAGATGAACAGCCTGATATCACAGATGTTGACAAAAAAGAAATACAAAGAATTACTGAATTTATTCTAAATGGAGGTACTCTGGATAACAAATGGCATGGGGATGCATTTGACTCTTTCCTTAAAAAACTTGTAGCTGATTCATTTGAAATGGATCAAGCTTGTTTTGAAGTAGTGGAGGATAGAAAGGGAGATCCCGTTGAATATTTAGCTGTGGACTCAGGCACTATCTACATAGCTGATTCATATGATGATGATAGAGATGACAAAAACTTCTCAGATAAAAAGAAAATAAAGGGCTATTACCCATCTTATGTACAGGTAATAGAACAACAGATTGTAGCTGAGTACTATCCATGGCAACTATGTTTTGGGGTCAGGAATGAATCTACAGACATTAATATGAACGGATATGGTAACTCTGAAATAGAGCAACTTATCAAGATCATAACCTGGATGTTGTACTCAGACACGTATAATGGTAAATTCTTCTCTCAAGGCAGTTCTCCAAAAGGTATCATTAAAATAGCTCCAGGAGCTAATAGAAACAGATTAGCTGAGTTCAGACAATCTTGGCAATCAATGGTAGCTGGAGTAGACAATGCTTGGAAAATACCAGTAATGGAGAGTGATAGTATGGACTGGGTAGACTTACAGTCTAAGAATACTGATATGCAGTTTGCTCAATGGCAAGAATACTTGATTAAAGTAGCCTGTGCTATTTTTAAGATAGCTCCAGAAGAGGTGGGCTTTAATTTGGGAAATGCAGGCGGTGGTAGTTCAATGTTTGGCTCTGATTCAAAGACTAGACTAGAGTATTCTAGAGATAAGGGTCTAAAGCCATTACTAAAGTCGATAGAGTCTTGGATTAATAAGTATCTAGTATCAAGACTAAGTGATGATTTTGAGTTTGTCTTTGTAGGTGTAGATGCTGACTCTGAGGAAAAACAAGTAGAGCTCTTAAACAAGAAAGTTCAGAATGGTATGGGATATAGAGAGTGGAGAAGAGCAATGAATCTCCCAGAAGATCTAGAGAAAGGAGACTTCCCACTAAATGCTCAGTATATTCAAAGAATATCAACACAGGAACAATCAGCAATGTTTGGCGGCCAGTCTCAAGATAATACTCAAGAGGCTGAAGGTAATGTATGGGACACTCTAGATTTTGAAGACCCAGATCAAAATTCAGAAGACTTTGTAAAGGCCACTATGAACAACTTACCATTAGGTATGAAAGAGAACCCTATGCTAGCAGATGCTCTACAGATGTTAACAAAATAAAAATAATAGTTATGAACTTAGGTATTAGAAAAAACAGAGAAGAATCTCTACAACAAGATTTTAACTTAAAGAAAGGTGAATCTATTCTAAGAGGATTTATGATTCTAGAAAAAGGTGGTGAAGGGTCTAGAGGAGGAAAGATCATTGGTCATACCAAATCAGGGAAACCAGTATATGAAACACACAATGCAATGGCTGAAAAGAAATACACCTCTAAAGACCATGATGATGCCTCATATGCCCATTTAGATTATAATGAAAAGACAGAAGGCAAAAGAAATGAACACCATACTTCAGAGTTTGATAGGCACCATGATACTAGCCAACACAAGAAAAAGAATGAGGAGATCAAGAAATGGATGGAGAGTGCCAAGAAACATAAGAAGACATTAAAATAAAGTTGTATAGTATAGATTTTATACTTACCTTTATACTCAAACTTTAAAAAACTATTAAGATGGACTTAAATATCAGAAAGAATAGAAAATTATCTCTACAAAAGGGATTTGATCTTGAAAAGGGAACCTATAAAGATAATGAAGAAAACAGGAGACTGAACCGAGTAGGACAAAGGTATGGTGGTACAAATGATTCTTTAGGGCTTAATAAACAAATGAAGAAGAAGAAAGTAGACTTTCAGAGTAAGGAGTTTAAAGAGATTGGTATTCCATTAATGAATGAGATACTAGATGATGTAGTGGAGAACTATGATAGTGATTTTGATGCCTGGAAAGAAACAGGTGCCACACATTTACCTGAAAGTATATCCTCTAAGTTTGCTGAATTAGAGAAAATGTCCAGCCCAGAGGAGATAGGGAAGTTCAAAGAAGCTATTGAGAAGAAAATAAAGGAACACCTGAAAACATCATTTGTTCCTATTGATGAAGTAGTAGAGAATTCAGAAGAAAAATTTACTAGAGAGGAGTTATTTGAACAAATTGATGAGTTAAGAGGAGAAGATTTAGAGGACTATCTAGGTTTAGAAGAAGGGGAAACAGAGTTCTGGGATGGAACAGACAGAGAAGAGGCAATTAATGACTATCTAGATGCAAAGTTTGAAGAGGATGATGAGGATGAGTATGAAGACTAATAATTTAAAATCGTAGATATGGCAATTAAAATTGGGACTATTAATAGGTCAAAGGAAATCAAGATGCCAGATGGCACCTGGAGATATGTAGGCAATAGAGGGACAGACCACCCTGTAGCTAAACAACTAATAGTAGACGGGTATGAAGTTCAAGATTGTTTACTAAAGATAAGTGTAGTGAAAGAGAAGATAGAGAAGAAGGAGACGTTAGATCTTAGAGATGGACATCTTCTAGAATGTGTAGATAGTTCAGTTTATAGATTGAGACAAGTTAATGGTTGTTCAGTAGTAGAGATGTTAATCCCATCAAAGAATGCTTAGAAGACTCACCATATGGCACTGGATCATAGTGTCTCTGCTAGTATTACTAGTGGTTCAGTATATTTACAATGCTAGAGAGAAAGAGGACCTTAAGAGACAAGCTAGTGAAGTTCTACAAGAACAGGTTGATAGATTGAAAGCTGAGATTAGTTCAATAACGCTAAACTTAACAAAGTCGTTAGAGAGAAGTCTTTTCAGTTAAGCGAGAAAAAGTCTCTACAGAAAGAGAGAATCATTAGACAAATTTATATCTTTAAGTCAGCAGTTAACAGATGCATATAAACAGATACAGACATTAAATGAGAGGTCTCTTAGTCTAGAGAAGTCTAAGAGTAAAAGCGGACTCTATTTTATGTCTGGTATAGGGGAGCAATTTAAGTATTGTTAATAAAGATGGCCAGTTTGAATACAGACAAGTACTAACTGATCTACAATATGTAAGGGAGAGAATGATGTATGGGATTTAGGCTAGTTTAGCCAATAGTAAACTCATCTATGCTGGTACAATCAATATAAAAATATTCTAATATGGACAATAGTATAAGAGGACTAATTCAGCAAAGCAAGTTAAGTCATCAATTGAATCTCTTAGATTCTCTTGAGAAAGGGAAAAGAGCTGTGGTAGGCGAAATTAGAGAATGGGATGGTATCAAGAATGTAAAGATGCCAAATGGAGAGTGGAAGGTCTATCAAGACACCTCTAGAACACAAGGAGGGAAAAGAGAGGTTGATGATATACTAGCATTACATTGGCATGTAACACCACAACAGGCAGCACAGAAGATACTTCATATAATGAGAGTTACAAATAATGATGCCCCATCTTCTGAGAAACTTACACAACTACAACAAGCTGGAGTAGCTAGTCCAAGAGCCCTATCACTACTATCAGGTGCTACCTTTGAGGAGACTATCGAAGCTACACTACCTATTTCTGATGAAGATAATAAATCAATAGAAGAGTCTATTAGAATGCTCTTAGAGGCCGATGGTCTAGACTTTGATGATTCTGATTTAGACAAAATTAACCCTCTTACAGGTAAAGATTCAGTAGATACAGTACAGGACAAGTTTACTGATATGATAGCTAAGAAAGAGAGAAAACTAGCAATGTTTTATGGTACAGGTGGGGTTGGGAAGGCAGCAACTCTTACTACCCCTATTCTAACTCCTTATGGATTTAAGTTGATGGGAGATATTGAAGTAGGCGATTCTGTTATTACTCCCTATGGTACAGAGTCTAAGGTTCTTAGAATCTATCCACAAGGCATTAGACCAGTTTATGAAGTTACTTTTAAGGATGGCAGAAAATCAAGATGTGATGAAGAGCATCTCTGGAAAGTTAAAGAGAGAAATACATATACCTGGGAGGTGTTACCTTTAAGTGAGATTAAGAAAAGGGGGCTAAAGAAGAAAGATGGAGTTGAGTATATGTTTGGTATTCCCTTATTAGAGAAACCATTTCAACATAAGAGAAGAAGTAAAGTGAAAGTAGACCCTTGGTTAATCGGGTTTCTACTTGGAGATGGGTGCTGGTCAGGGACAGAGGGGATTACTTTTAGTGTAGGGGACAGAGATAAAGAGTTTATACTAGAGAAGATACAACAAAGGCTAGGAACAGAGTCTAGTATAGTATATAGAAGTCAGTGTGATTATTCTATTACAAGTACTAGTCTGAAATCTTCAAAAAATGGAAGATTCAGAACACTATTATCAAAAGCTATTTCTGACTATAAGCTATATGGCACAAAATCTGATACAAAGTTTATACCAGAGGAGTATTTTAGATGTTCTTCTGAAGAAAAGTTAGAACTTATACAAGGGCTAATGGATTCAGATGGGTTTGTTGATAAAGAGGGTATTTGTTCCTTTACTTCAGTCTCAGAGAAGCTTGCTAAACAGTTTCACCACCTAGTTTGTAGTATGGGAGGGGGATTTGCTAAAGTAGCCTCTAATGACTACAATGTAAAAAATGGGTCAAATAAACTATTCTGGGAAGTAACTTTTATGCTCCCAGGACATATCATCCCAGTATCTCTTCCTTTTAAGGTTGAAAGAATACAAGAGACTAAAAAGCCCCCAATTGATTCTCTTTCCATTATTGATATACAGTATATTGGAGAAGAAGAGACAAAATGTATACTTATTGATCACCCAGAACATCTTTACATTACAGATGATTTTCTTGTTACTCATAACACTTATGGGGTGAAACAAGTCCTTCTAAACCCAGAAACATTAAATGGGGATACAGGAGAAGTTTTTGATAATAAGTTGGTAGAGTATGATTCTGAACTGAACCCAACATCAGAGCAATATGACTTGATTAAGTTTACAGGGAAGGTAACTCCTAGTAAGTTATTTAGAGTCTTGTATGAGCATAATGGGAAAGTAATTTTGTTTGATGATGCTGATTCAGTATTGTTAGATGAAGATTCAGTGAACATTCTTAAGGCAGCAACAGATACAACTCTAGAGGACGTAGTATGGGATGGGGGCCCTATTAAAAGTTCACAAGGTGATGATAGACTACCAACTAGGTTTAAGTTTACAGGTGGAGTGATTATCATTTCTAATCTATCAGAAAGGAAGCTAAAACAAGTGGCATCACCATTGCTAGAATCAAGGGCCTTAGCCTTAGACGTTTCAAGAACAATGGATGAGACTATCGATAAGTTAGACAGAATTAAGAACAAGCTACCATTTGAAGACAGAAATGGTGAACCATTTGAGGTTGCGATAGAACACAGAGAGGCAGCCATTAACTTTATCAAGAAGTATAAAGATCATATGCCAGTAACACAAGTAAATGGTCGTACTCTAGGGGCCTTAGCCTTATTACATGTTAGAGGTGGTGTCAAGTTTGCAAATAATGAAAATGAATTCTACAGAGACTTTGCAGCCAGATCATTAATGAATGTTAAGCAAAGTCAGATTATAGAGTTTCACAAAAAGAGACTTTTAGAGGAGAGAGCTACTCAGAGAAGACAAGAAGATATAAGAGGTGCATTAAATCAAAGGACTAAATAAAATTACAATGGAAGAACTAATAGTAAATTCCGGCATTACTGGAAAAACAACTCAAGAGTTAAATACTATGCACAAATGTTTAATCAGATCTTCAGCTTCAAGAAATACTTCACTTGTAACTGAAATTGAGGAAGAAATAAAAAGAAGAGTAGAAGAGAAAAAAGAAGTACATGGCTAAGAAAGCACCTGTTGGTACAGTAAGACATTGGGCTAGTGGTCCCGTAATCAAAGCTCATGAAAACTCTCCTATGAAAGAGGCTTGGATAGTTCTTCCTGCTAACTCTCAGGTATTTGAGATAGGGAGACAATGTGATACACTAGCCAATGCAATTATCAACTATGACATCCCTCTAAATGGTGAGAAGTACTTAGACAGAGAGATTAGAGAATTCAAGAAAGAAGATGGAAAGGAAGGTCCCTACCATCCTGGGGACTTTAAGCAATACAGAGGATTTTATGGAAATACATCATATAGTTTTATTTCTGAGTTTAATAGAAGAGCCATGTCTCCCAGATTAGATTTAGAGAGTAAGATAAATGATGCTCTTTGGGATGAACTTAAACAGCAAAGAAGTAATAGAAATAATGATAACTACATGTTAGATTCTACTGAGATAAAAACTGTCAAAGAGAAGGTTAAGTCTGGGTATAACTATAGTGGTCCAGTTTTTGATATACAGGAGGCTGTCGAATTGAAAGAGGTTGTAAAGAAGGTTTATCAGGATGTAAAGAGAGGACTAGAGTTTGAGGGAGATGAAAAAGTAGCTTACACAGCAGCCAAGAATCTAGTTGATAGATTGCCATTGGAGTATGATAAGTTGAAAGTAAAGAAACAGTCTTATGATAATGCATTGGAGATTATTCATAAGTTTTTTGGAGACAATTGGGCTGTGGAGGAGTCTTTCAAGGGTTATGCTAAAGATAAGTATAGAGACTATCTTACTAAATTCCGTGAAGAGATAAAGCTAGATTCAATAGAGGAGCAGAAAGAGATATTTGGTACTACTATAGATGCACCAACAGAGGAGTTCTATACTAAGTTAATGGGCAAACTACAAGAGAACTCAAGCTTAGACTACTTTGATTTACTAGAACTTAGATTTGAAGACAGACTTAATATTCAGTTAGATGGAGAGTGGAAGGCTGATACTCTAGGCGCTCTAAAGATATTTGAAGAGATCTCTTTTGAACTGCCAAGAGGACATATTTTATCTAATGATAGTTTAAAAAGACTAAAGAATAATGAATATACAAATAGAGGACTAGGCGCATATGCTTATTATGTCCCAAGCTCTCTAGCTATTAGTTTAAGTGATAAGCTATTAGAGAAGAGTAGTTTGTATGCCAGTAAGACAGATTCGGCTCTATTTAAAGCTGTACTAGTACATGAGGTAGGGCATTCAGTTTCTCAGAAACTAGGCAGACAGGGCTCTTTACCATATAAGAAGTTTGTTGTAGAAACAGGTTGGTCTTGGATGCAAGATAATATGAAAGATGGGCAGGAGAAAGCTACAGGAGAAGAAAAGGCAGTAATAAGACAAGGCAGAAATCATACTATCCCTCTAATTACTGACTATGCCAGTGTATCTCCAGAAGAAGCCTTTGCTGAATACTTTTCATTTTATCATAATAATAAACAAGGGATAGATAACTTAATAAAGACAGGTGAAGATAATCTACTACCTATCAAAACTATATCTGTTACTACACTCAGGGCAGACCATAGAACTGTTAGAGATGTAGTTGGTAGCTACAGTAACTTAACTTCAGAACGATTAGAGAGTATAACTCGAGAAGTAGATCATATTTCAGTTTCTGATAGAGGGTCTAGAATTACACTTACAGCAGAAGACCCATTCTATGTTAAAGTAGCTTCCTCAGAGCAATTCAACTTGAAAAAAGAAACAGTTAGATGGAGAAAAGATCAAGACTTCTCTAGTATGCCACCTGTACTAGCTATTACTAAGACAGATGGTGGGAAGCTGATTGTAGATGGTGTGAATAGGGTACTACAATCTAAGTTAAATAGACATGCTGTACCAACTATATCAGTAACACAAGAACTATATAAGACACTAGTTGAGAAAGGGTATACTAAACCAGAAATAGTGGGCTATGCCTATTCACAGATGAAAGATGAAGTTATGCCTAATTTAAGAGAGTCTGCTGGTGTTCAGAAAGTTAAGGGAATTCAATATGGTGAAGACTTTGTTCCTCTAGCAGCAGTTAAGAGGGGGGTTAATGCCTTTAGGGCTATGAAGACTATCTATGAATCCGATGAACTAAAAAAAGCTCTCCAGAATCTAGGAGAATACATTAGTTCTTTATAGTTTTATAAAGTAAAGTTTGTAAGTATAAAAATTATACTTAGTTTTATCTTGACAATACTAATACAAGAGACATGAATATCAGAGATGCAATACTAAGAAAACAATCAGAGGAGAGACTAAACATCTCTAAGGGTTTTGAACTAGAAAAAGCTAAGGCTGTCCCAATCGGTACAGTCAATAAATATGGTGAGGTTAAGACTACACAAGGCTGGGTCTATCAGAAGAAGGGAACTCAGAAAGCAGAAGGAGACGTTAGTGATACACATAAAGATCTTGAAGAGAAGATAGATGTAATTAGAAAAGAGATGCAAACAGGAGATGATGGAATCTATTCATATACTGATAGTAAATCATCAACTAGATGGTCTAAGCCTGATGAAAGTAAGCATAATTTTGCAATGAGAATTGCAGGTGATGTAGTGGAACCTAAGTCAGCATCAGAAGGGAGTAAATATCTGCCACATGAAATAGGTGAAGATACTAATGATAATAGGTTTGTAGAAACTCCAATTGATGAAGTGATACATCACTCTATTACACAGGTTGGGACACCAATGCAGTACCAAGCCGAACAGGAGATGTTAAGAAGGGCTTATAAAAAACTTGGAAAACCAGCAACAAGCTTATCCCAAGCCATAGATGTACTTAAGGGAACCAAAAGGGTAAACAAGGAGTTGACAAGAATGGGAGTAAAGACCCATACAACTAAAGACTCTGAAAGAGCTACCCAGACAGTACTATCAGAGATGCAGAGAGAAGGGAAGTTTGATAAAGAAAAAGATCACTACAGTAAGAATAATTAGCAAAATAAGATAAGTATCAGAGAAGTAATACTAGAAAAACAAAGTAAAATATAATATCATGGATATTAAGAAAGCAATGGAACGAAACCGATTAGAGAAAACTAACTCTCTACTTGGAGGCTTCGGGTTAGAAAAAGGTAGACCAGCAGCCATGGGTGAAGAAAGAGTCCATGGTGGAGTGAAAGTAAAGAAAACACCTCAAGGTTGGGTTCCAGTAGGTAGTGGTAGAGAGAAAGCTACACCTGAAAAGAAAACAGCTCCAGTAACTAAGAAATCTGAATCAGCCAGTAGAACATCTTCTCCAGTAGCTAGTACACCAGCAGTAGCTAAACCAGCTGTTCCAGAAGACAAACCAGCAGGACAGCTAGGTGCTAAGCCAGGTGCTGCTACAGGCCAGCCTAACCAACAGCCTCAAGTAGGTGGACATGAGATTGCCCAGCTTACATACATTAAAACAGTGTTACAAACTGACCCAGCTAAGGCTTATGAGATATACCGAGGGTTAACACCTGAAGCCCAGGCAGTGGTACCACAAGAGATTGTGAATAAGTTAGTAGCCACAGCACATGCTCCAGTGAAAGAGGAGAAAGTAGAGTTTAGGGACCTTGGTAAGAAGCCAGCCGAAAAGAAAACAGAAAAAGAATGGCTAAGAAAACAGTAAATGCTAAAATACCTGGACATAAAGACCCTGTGAGGTACCCAGTCATACTACAGTATGAAGGAGAATTTCACAGGAACTTTTCTCTAGTGGGCAAATTAATAATCAAAGGAATTAAAGAAAATCTACAGAATGTCATTGATAAACAGAAATAAATCTATTCTAAACAGAAATAAATCTATTCTAAACGGATTTGGAGTAGACTTGAACAAAGGGAAAGAAGTAAAGATGTCTAAAGAAGAGTTCATAGATGAACATAAAGAATTGATAGATACTCTTAAAACAGGTTCTAAGGAGAGACAAGAAGAAGAGTTAGATGATATATTGAATAAAGATCTATAATAATGATCTTAAGTCCACAACAACTTAATGAACTATTAGCTATAGTGGACAACTATACTATTCTTTTTGTGGCACATAATGTAGGCACTACAGTATTATCAGAACAAGATAGAGCTATACTACAGATTAGTGGTGTAGATATCTCTAAGATAGAGAGCTCTTCATCTAAAATAACAGAAGCATATAGATTCGGGATGCTATCTCAGATATTACAGGATAGTGCACTAAAGAACTTAACTTACCCTCAACTAAAGAGTAGTATAGCTAAGTTTGCTCCATTAACCTCTTTAGAGAGAAGTGCATTACAGAGTCTTCAGTTTCAAACTTATCAAGATGTTAAGAAGCTGGGACAGAGTATCAAATCTCAGGTAACAGATACTTTTGTAGTTGCCGACAAGAAAAGACATACAGTTCAACATACAAAACTAGTAACAGATGCTGCTAAGAAAGCAATAGAGGATAGAAAGTATTTGTCAGAAGTTGTATCTATTCTAGGTAAGAAGACGGGTGACTGGGAGAGAGATTTAGGCAGAATAGGTGATTTTGTTTTACACACAGCATTTGATGAAGGTAGAATAGCACAGATACAGAAAGAGGAGGGAGATGATGCTTTAGTATACAAGGATGTGTACCAAGGAGCTTGCCAACATTGTCAAAGACTGTTTCTAACAGGAGGAGTATCCTCAGAACCTATTATCTTTACTGTAGCCCAGTTGAAGGCTAATGGTACTAATATAGGTTTCAAGGTAGCTGAATGGAGACCTGTAATTGGACCAATTCACCCGTGGTGCCGTTGTACAATAGAAAGGGTCCCTAAGGGATTTACTATACAGGATAGATTTCAGGGGATTTGGGAATGGGATGGTACAATGTTTATTAAGAATTGGGAGAAACTCAAAGAACTAAATAGACCAAAAGTAGAAAGACATAGTAAGGTAAGAGTTACTGTTAATGATAAAACAACAGAAGTATGAGTAGATTAGATTGGTTTTTGGGTAGAAGAGGACTCAAAGACAAGATTGTGAAATTAGAGAAGAAACTGATTCTAAGAGAGAATCAGATTATACAGGCTGGTGAGATTGTATCAGAGTATAAAGTTAAAATATCAAAGAAAGAGTTAGAGATATCAGCTCTTAGACTACAAAATAGATTATTGGAAAAGATCCCAAGGTAGTTTAAAGAATTTTCTTATCTTTACCTCTATAATTAAAAGTCATAAAATGAAGACACTTATTCTAGAATCAGCAGATGGGTCTGTACAAGCTGAAATTAAAGTTGATATCTTTGGTACTAATGCAGTACTTGCAGTACCAGGAGCTGATACTCGTTTCACCAACATGGAGATTATTGAGGGGGATGCTGCTATTGTAGCAGGTATTGACTTACAAGAAACAGAAGGCAATTTTCAAGCAATAGTAGCTCTAGCAAAACTACTAAATCTTAACTTAACTGTTATAGATCTCAATGAAGCTAGTCCATTAAATCTATTAGTAAGGCCAATTATTTCAGCAGGAGCTGATCAAACAGGAGTAGTTAATGGCACAGGAGCTGTACTCTTAGCAGGGGTAGTAACAGACCCAGGTTCAGCTGCCATAACTGATATCTTATGGTCACTAGAATCAAAAACTGGAGTAGGAACGCCAGTATTTGACGATACAACAATACTAACTCCATCTATCACTGGTATTGATACTAGTGCAGGAGATTACATATTCAAAATCACAGCTACTAATGGAGATACACTAGTAGCAACAGACACTGTAATAGTTACAGTATTACCAGTATAACATGAACACTCAAGAGAACTTTAGAGCTTACATGCCTCTAACACTTTCTAAGTCAATTGACAAAAACGGGAAAGAAATTCTCAAAATGAGTGGTGTTATGTCATCAACATCAAAAGATACTGATGGTCAAGTATTAGACCCAAATGGTTTTAATATGGAGCCAATAATGACAGAAGGTTTTATGAACTGGCATCACCAGAGTAACAAGAACCCAATGGCAATTATTGGCAAACCAACAAGTTATAGTCTAGATAAGAGTCGAAATGAGATGAATTTAGATTTTGAACTGTTTGCTGAAAACCCAATGGCTCAACAAGTCTATCAATTACAACAAGTTTTAGAGGGACAGGGTTTGTCTCTAGGCTTATCTTTAGAAGGTACAGCTACACAGTTCAGAGACCCTATCACAAAAGAGTATGTTGAAAAGGCTGATATAACAGGTTGTGCTGTTACTCCTTCACCTAAAAACAAAGATGCTATTGTAAGACTTGTTAAGGGTATGATAGAGAGTGACTTCCAGTTAATTAAGGGGGATATCATCTCAGAAGGGACTGGGTCAGAGATTGGTGAAAGTAAAAACCCTCTAATAAAAGAATCTTTGAGTGGGGCTAAGAAGAAGAGAAAGAAAAAAGAAGAGGGAGAAGAAGAATTTTTAACAAAAAGTGAAGTTTTAGATATAGTAGGTAAAAGATTCCCTGACTCAACGTATGAGACTCTAGAGAACTTTTTTAAATTTACTCTAGAACTTGAAAAAAGTAATAAAGCAACCATTATGAAATTAGAGACTACAAAAGAAGGTGTTAGTTCAAGCGCACTTCAAAAGGCATTAGAGAATTTAGGCTTAGACGAGGTTAAGAAAGTTGAAGTATCAGAAGAAGTTTCAACATCTGAAATTAGACTTGATAATCTTGAAAAGGGTATGGTAGAGATTCTTAACATACTAAAGAAAGGTAAAGAAACTCTCCCTGTTGATAATGAAGAAGAAGAAGAAAAAGAAGGGGAAGAAGAAGAAGAAAAAGAAGGGGAAGAAGAAGAAGAAAAAGGTGGAGAAGGCAAAGTCAAACTAAAAAAAGCTCTACCTACTGAAGACTCAAATCTTTTAATTAAAGGGCTACTAGAAAGAGTAGAAAATTCTTTAGGAGATAAAATGGATGCCTTTAATAGTTCTCTTGAGAAAGCTAATGCCAATTTTGAAAAGGCATTGGATCTTAATGAAGCTCTAACTTCTAAGTTACAGAAAGCTGAAGAGAGTTTAGAGGCTATTGATAGAGAAGTTGAGGAACTAAGAGGTCAATCAATGGGCAGAAGAACAGTAACAACTAAAAGTTTCTTGAAAAAGGGATTACAAGATGAAGAAGCTAGTCTAAATGTTTTATCTGCTAGAGGTGATAAGAGACTTATTTGTGATACACTTGAAAAAGCCTGTATGTCAGATGGTAGGATAACTGATCAACAATTAGCAAATGCAGTAATGCAATTTGAACAATCGAATGTAGTAACTGAAACTCTAGTTAAAGGGTTACTAAAAAGTGGCTATACACTAGGAAACTAGTCTAAGAATATATTTGAAACTGTACACCATTCTATAATCGTATTAAAAATTTAATAAAATAAAAACATGAAAGAAGTTCCTTTATCTATAGGTCTTTCTGATTATGGTGGATTTGATGCAGTTTCAGGCGGAGATTTAGCAGAATTAAGCAAGGCTTTAGAAGCAGGTCAATTACAGGGTGGCGCTATTGGCAACTCAGACCAAACGAATTCTGGTGCTCTAAAAGTAGAGTCACTAGAAAGCTCCTTAAAGATGTTAGAATTTAGAGAATCAGATATCCGTTTGTGGAAAAAGTTCCCTAAGTCAGCAGCTTATAATACAGTTGAAGAGTTTAATCAATTAACATCTTATGGTGCTGATCGAGGTGGCTTTAACAATGAAGGTGAATTACCAGAAGAAGAAGATTCTGAATACTTAAGACGTGCCGAACACGTTAAGTTCCTTGGTGTGACTAAATCAGTTACCCACCCAATGGAACTAGTAACGACCAAGATTGGTAGTCTTATTCAGAGAGAAACTACAAATGGTATTTTGTGGATTTTGAGAAAAGCTAACAAAGGCTTGTTCTTTGGTGATGATAAAGTTGTAAGACAAGAATACAACGGGATCTATTCTCAACACATGAATAATGAAAACTACTCTACCCTTAATGAGTATATGGCTTCTCCTCTAGTAGTTGACTTGAGAGGTAAAACCATGAAAGAACAAACTATTAATGGTGCCTGTGAAGTTTTGATCAATCAATTTGCTCAGCCAAACTTCTTGATAGCTCCTCCAGTAGTATTGTCCGATTTTGCTGAAAACTATTATGCAAGACAAAGAATGCTTGTTGGTTCTAACACAGGTAACAACAACAATGGCGTAATTGGTGGTACCTATGTACCAGGCTTCCAATCACAATATGGTAAAATTGACTTTGAATATGATATCTTCGCTACCAAAGGCCAAGGTAGATTAGGCAATTCAGTACAAACTTCTCCAAAAGCTCCTACTGCCCCAGTATATGTTGGTGCTGTAGTGGTAAATGATGACACTTCATCTAGATTTGATGATAGTATTGGAGATGTAAGATATGCAGTCTCTGCTATTAATCGATATGGTGAATCTAGTTTAATGTTAGTCCCAGCAGTGGTGACTATCACTAATGTAACTGATTCAGTAGATTTAGAGTTTACTGCAGGTGTAGGTGCTTATACTCCTAATGCCTATATCGTTTATCGTAGCCAAACAGGAGCTCAAGGTGCAGCAGCAACAACAATGTTCTACCCAATTATGACAGTGCCAGTAACAGGCTCTGATGCAAAACGTGGTTCTTTAGCTAATGGAGTTGATGGTGCAGCAGTTGGAAAAGTAAGAGATCGTAACAGATACTTACCAGGAACTGAAAATGCCTACTTGACACAACATGATACAGATGTTTATGAATTCAAACAATTAGCACCTTTAATGAAGATGGATTTAGCAATCTTAGGCCCAGCCCGAAGATTCATGGTTCTTCTTTATGGTACTCCAATTGTTTATGCTCCTGGTAAGATTATCAGATTTATCAATATTGGTCGAAAAGATAGAGTAGTAGCCTAAGTAATTAGATACTAAGTCTAAGAGACAAAAGAGACAAAATTTTTAAATTCGGCTTACAATCACTCTCTACTTTAAAAAGTCCTTTGATTTACTTGGTAAGTCTTAGGGCTTTTTTCTATATTTAGATCTTAATTAATAACTAAAAATTCGATTATGAGTAAAGTAAAGATTGTGACGACAAGTTCAGAGCATTCCAGAATAACAAGCTTTGGAGAAGTGAAGTTTGATTCTGAGGGAGTATCAATTGAAGAGTATGAGAGAGAAGTGGCAGAAAAGCTAATTGGAGCTAGTAATTCTCTAAGTATCCATGGTGAAAAGAAAGTAGCCAAGAAAGAGTCATTTAAGTTAGATGAAGTACTAGCAGATGTTGGGACAAAGTCTGATTCTTTTACACAAGAGCAAGTAACTGTAATAGTACGTGAGAATGCTGAGAGATTAATTAGTTCAATCACTGAATCACTAGGTCTTGACCCATCAGTTATAGAAAGAGCCCTTATCTCACCAACAGTTCCAGGCCCACAAGTACTTATTTCTGAAGAGTATTACAGATCTCTAACAGACCCAGATTATACAGATGGTGAAGATGTAGCAGAGAATAAGTCTAAAACGGAAGAATCATTATTTGATGCTATAGCCCCTAGTTCAGAAGTTGAATCTCCAGAAGTTCAAGATGCTCGTCAAAAAATGGGAGATCTAAAAATTGATCAGCTTAGAGAAATCTTAGTTGAAAGGGGCGTACCAGAAGATAGTTGGAAGAGTCTAAAGGGTAACGATGGGAAAGAGAAGATGATTAACATAATCATAAGCTTTATTAAAGAAGGGAAGTAATAAGACAAACTAATGCCACAACAAGTATTCCAAGTAATCAGTAGTAAAGGAGAAACAGTAATTTCTCCTGAAGAGTTAAAAGAGAGATACTTCTTTGGTATCCCTATAATAGATTCTCAAGGAGTTGAGATGCCACGTAGCACCATTATTGACTTTATCGATATGGCTGTAACAGAGTTAGAGGGCTATCTAGCTCTAAAACTTACTAAACAAATAGTAATAGAGACTCTTGACTACATGATGAATGATTGGCAACATTGGGGGTATATCCCAACCAGTTTCCCAGTGCTAAAGGTTTATGGATTATCTGGTAGTATTGGACTTGTACAGAAACAGATAATATTCCCTGTAGAGTGGCTTAGTGTGAAGAAATCAACAGACCCATATGCAGCCCATAGAAAGGTAGAAATTGTCCCTTCTATGGGATCTGCTGGTGGTAGTAAGATAATATTCAGTGGTATTTCACCACAATTAGGTTGGTTCTCAATGAACACAATACCAGATTATTGGCAGTTGGAGTATTGTACTTCATTTAAGAAAGCACCACCTGACATCTTAGATTTGGTTGGTAAACTAGCAGCTATTAATATCTTCAATAATATGGGAGATATTATCTTAGGCGCTGGTATTGCCTCACAATCAATTGGAGTGGATGGCTTAAGTCAAAGTATATCAACAACTTCCTCAGCTACAAATGCTGGCTATGGTGCCCGTATTGTTCAGTATGTAGCAGATCTGAAAAGGGAGTTACCACACTTAAAGAATAAATACAAGGGAGTAACATTTACAGCACTATAGAATGGATAACTTAAGTACGACCCCAAGAAGAATTCAGCAATCACCTGATTTAAGTGGGCAAGCCCGTGTAGATTTAAGGCAAAGAGACTTTGATAGTGTTGTATGGGGGAAGGCTTATGACGTGTTCATCGACAAGTCGATTAAGTGTCCTTGTAGGAATAAGCCTGACCATCAGGCACAAGTAAATTGTAGAAATTGTGGGGGTATTGGTTATGTCTTTCTAAATAGAATACAAACTAGAGCTGTAGTTCAGTCTCTTAATCTTGATACTAAGTTCAAGGAGTGGAGCAAAGAGTTAGTTGGGATGGTAAAAATGACTTTCCTGAATAAAGAGAGAATTAGCTTTATGGATAGAGTAACAATAGTGAATGCTGTTATGTTGACAGATCAAGTTCTCTTTCCCAAACTTTCTGCAATCAGTAGTAAGATAATGTCCAGATCTATTTACAGTATAATATATGTAGATACATGTTTCTTGTATATAGATAATGAGACTCGTTTAAGAGAATTAGTAAACGGTGTAGACTATACTATTGAAGAGGGTCAGTACTTTGTACTAGACCCATCATTATATGTAGAAGGCTGTACTGTTTCCATAAGATATTTTCATCACCCTGCCTATCATGTTATTGATATTCCTAGGGCTGTTATGCAAACACCAGAGTTTAATAAAGACTTAGGCCAAGATGTAGGGGCTCAAATGCCATTATTAGCTAATATGAGACTTTCACACTTTGTATTAGACTTGGATAACTATAATGGGGATTGGCTGTTCAACAACAGTACATATAGTGATAGTGCAAAAGAGATAGATAATTCAAGCCCATCATATGGGATTGATATTGCCCCAGTAACGACGACAAAAGAAGATGTAGACACTCTTACCTCTAATATAGAATACTATAGGTCAGATTACAATTCAGATGGGTACGTTTACTCAGGGTATCTACTAAATGGAGTGGTTGTAATCAAGAGACAAAAAGACAATATAACTCAATCTGCTACAAATTTAACACAACTAGAGAGTGATTGGGCAAATAGACTTTCATTAATTTATGTTTAAGATGATAGATAAGTTACAGATAGGAAGAGACAAGTCTAGATCGATATCTAGTGCCTTTGTGGACTCTCTTGCTGAAGAACAAGAGTTAGTACAAGAAGGAGATAAAGTAAAATTAAAATCAGCTGTTGGTGTTGTATTTAATAAGAGAAATCAACTACTATTAGGCTTAGCAATAGCAGATGATGAAAGGGATGGTAAGTGGACATTCCCAGGAGGGACTATCGAAGAGGGAGAAGGGTGTTTGTCAGCTGCAGTTAGAGAAACATATGAAGAGACAGGCATAGTGTCTCTCCCAATATCAAGTATAGTTTTCATACACCCAGCTAAACCAATGGTGGGTTTTTGTCTTTTGAGAAGTAGAGATGAAACTGAATTAGTTTCTAATGAAGAGTTTGCAGAACTGAATTGGGTTTCTTTAGATAGTCTCCCAGAAGACCTATTACCTCTAAGTAGAGAGATACTAAGAATAATTAATACACAGATATAGTGCTGGACTTTAACATAGATACTACTGATTTAGCTGCTGAGTTCTCTTTAACAGAAGTACAAGTAGATGATCTTGTAGTATACTGTGTAGAGGAAGTAACAACAGAGGTTGCTAGATATTGGGCAGACGAAGTAAAACGAGGGTTAGGCTCTACAAGACAACAGTATCTAAGTTCTTTATCAATTGAAAAAGTAGATAAACATACAAGAGCAGTATTCTTAGACCCAGCAGCTTGGTTGCCTAATGCTATTGAAAGTGGTAAGGGTGCCTATGATATGAAACAAGGCTTCTTAGCCTCTAGTAAAGTAAAGTATACAAAGAAAGGCGATCCCTACTTAACCATCCCATTTAGATTTGCTACGCCGGATGCATTAGGCGAGAGTGAAGCTTTTTCAGGCATAATGCCAAGAGTAATACATTCAGCAGTACAACAGACTTCAAGTCAAAGTTCTAAGACAGGGCTAGGGATGGGAGATATTCCTACACAGTATCAAATGCCTGTGTCTTCTATGCTAAGACAAACCTTAAAGAGTATTGGTTATGAGAATCTAGCAGCAGATGTAAAAATGACTTCTATTTATGAAGGTTTAAGAAAGCAGGAGTCAGGGGGAGGTTATGTTAACTTTAGAAGAGTAAGTCTAGCATCTGATAAATCTAGTTGGCAGCACCCAGGTTTTGAGGCTAGAAACTTCTCTGAGAAAGCAGAACAAAGAGTAAGTTCAGTCATACCATCAATAGTAGATGAATCAATAGATAATTTTTTATCAAATTTAGGGTTTTAATCATGGCAACAGCACACACTAACATAGTACCTGAAGTTTTATTCTATAATGTTTTAAAGGGAATATTGACATATATAAGAGAAGATATAGTAGCTCAAGCAACACCACAGGAAACTATTCTCTACTCTATCTTTCAAGATATAGGGTTGGAGAAGCATCACTATCTGAGTGAAGCTATTTCACTCTTTGGGAGAACTGAGGAAATGGCTAGATCGGTAGATGTAAGACTATTTTTTGATTCTGCTAGAGCTCAGGAGCCAACAGTACATGTTACACTAGCTAGTGATGAACTAGGCCCTACTAATTCTATTGGTCTTGGACAAGATGAAGAAGTATATCAAAATGAATTAAATACAGAGTATGCTGAGGTGTTTAGTAGAAGCTTTAATACGTCTCTCTCTATTGTTTGTACCTCATCAAACCATCATGAAGTTCTTATTATGTATTATGTTATTAGAAACTGTCTAATTGCTATACTAGATTCACTTGAGTTATCTGGTTTTCAGAATGTACAACTCTCAGGTAGAGATTTACAGATAAGAGAAGATCTAGTCCCTAATCATGTTTTCTCAAGAGCTGTTATGCTAAGAGGCTTCTATGAAACTAGAGTTAGAAACTTTTCCACTACTCAGAAAATTAATAGTATTTTATTTGAAAATATAAAACTCTATAAGAACTAGAGTAGTTTTGGTAGAATTTATTTATTTTTAAGAAATATTAAAATAAATTAGATCATGGGAGAAACTAGTTCAGAGAAAAAGAAAATTTCATACACAGAATTTTGTAATTTGACTGGAGCTTCTCCACACGTAAGATTCTATTTGATGAAACTCTACAAGACCCAACAATTTACATTTACTAATTGGAAGAACAAAATAAAATAATAACCAATGGCAACATCATACGTATTTAATGGTAGAATAGTTAAGCTACCAGGAGTGTATTCACAAACTAAATCAGCTGTATCTAATAGCCCTGCTAATCTTGACTATGGTAAGATAGTAATTGTAGATACTGATAATTCAAACTTTTCTGGCGGTGCTGGGATTGATGGAGAGATAAGTCAAGGACAGGGTTCGATCTATGAATTTGATAATCTTATAGACTTTAGACAATTTTTAAGAGGAGGGAAGTTATGGGACATAGCTCTACCATTATTCAAACCCTTTGGGCAAGGACATATGGGAGTATCAACTATATACTATGTTAGGCCAATGACAACTATCCCTGCTACTGTATCACTAGCCTTTTTAGCTGGTACTATGATAGTTAAGTCTAGACATGAGGGTACTTGTGGTAATGGAGTAGAAGTTTCTGCTATCTTAACACAAGGCTTTGGGGTTAATCTAGAGTCTGGAGTAGCTAATATTGCTAAGTTTAGACTTAGATTTTCTAGAGGTACTTATACAGGTGTAGATGCCAATGGTGTACCATACAATAATTTAGCTCCAGTAGATTCTGTACCTGAAACAATTGCTCTTTCTCCAGAAGTAGCTACATTAGACGAGTTAGTTGCTTGGATGGCTAAAGATTACGATTTTAACAATGCCTTTATACTAACTACTCCACTTATTACAGGTGCTATAGTTCCTGCAGACTTAGCTACATTGGTAGGTAATAAGTTATTCGCAGGAGGCACTCAAACATATAGTGCTGCTAATCTAACTTTAGCTTTAGATGCTATTAAAGATCTAGATTATACACATATGCTATCAGTAGATTTTGGTGCAGTTAATGCCACTTCACTTATTAATCTTTCTCTATTATATCACTTAGAGAATGAAGCTAAGTATGAGAAGTTTTTAGTAGTTGGTGGTGGTGAAGATAAAAGTGAGTTTGGCAACAGTCTAACAATGGCGGCTACTTTTAATAGTGACAGAGTTATCCTAGTTCATGGAGCTAATCTTGAAAGTGACAGAGTTAGTGGGACAAAACTTAGAGTAAAGACTTCTCTACATAAAGCAGCTTATGTTCTTGGTAGAGTAGTAGGTCTTGAACCCCAAACGCCTCCAACATTTAAAGGGTTGGGCTACTCAGGAGAGTCTCATCAATTGACTGATAGAGAAAGAACTCAAGCTCTAGATGCTGGGGTACTAACTACCTACTATGATTCACAAATTGGATCATTTGTCATTACACAAGGGATAAATACTCTTCAAGATAATGAGAATATAGTCAATGATAATGGCACCTCCTTCCTGTGGTCACTAAAACGAATTGCCTCTCAACTAAACAAAGAGATTGAGATTAATATGAAGAAACAACTACTAGGCAGTCAATCACAAGGACCTAATAGGAATACACTCTCTGAGGAAGTAATCTCCCAATGGGTAGAGAGCTACTTGAGCAGAAAGACAGCTAAAGAGACAGTGGATAACTTAATTTTATCCTTTAAGAACATTCTTGTAACAACAAAACAAGATTCTTATTGGGTCTCTTATGAATTCGAGCCTAATTTTGAGGTAAATAAAATGTTTGTAACTGGGTTCATCATAGACCCTAAATAATACTTAATAAGACATGTCTGATCAAAGAACAATGACTGCACCCTTAGCAGTTATAAAAGTAAACGGAATAGCAGTTGGGAAGATGAAAGACTTACGTATTTCTGAAACCTTTCGAAGAGGTAGAATTGCTGGTATAGGGGAGCTTACACCATCAGAGTTACCTGCATTAGAGTGGAATGGTACTTTAACTTGTGACTTTTATGAAATAGATTTCACTAAAACAGGTATCCCTGATTCAATAAAGAGAATCGCCCCATCATTGAAAGACTTTGTCAACAATGTACTTCTACAGGAGAATGGCGTGGATGTAGTAATCTTTAAGAGATCTAAAAAGTCAGTTGATAGCTCAACAGGGTTGATTAAGACTACACTAGTACCCTATGCTACTGTTAGAGGTTGTTTCTTGAATAGAGAAGGCATGAACATATCAGAGGGACAAGTATCAGGGCATAATCAAGAGTTCTCATATATGGACCCGATTATGTATTCAGCTTAATAAAAATTTAAAAATAGTAAAGAGATGAATAATTTAAAGAGTAAGCCAGTACTAGACTTTAAGTCAAACAAATATCAGTTAAAGGAGATTAACATTGGCTCATTGTTGGACATTGAGATAATGAAAGCAGAACTTACTGGAGGGAGATATGGCACTATCGTAAGCCACGGGACAGTGATTTCTAACTGGAATCTAGACAATGTAGATATGTTTTCTGCCTTAATGGTTCTATGCCCAGATTTAATGTCTGATATTAAAGTAGAAGGCTGGAGACTATTGTCAATAGTTGAAATTGAAGAATTAAGAGGTGAATACAAGTTGAAGTTTGTCCCTTGGTTTGAAGAACAGCTAAGCTTTCTTAGCCCTAAAACTGAAAAGAAGATAGACAGGAAGACTGAGTAGATGTTAATACCTAACATAAAGAGTAAGCAAAGAACCTATAGCTTTGATATAAGTAGATTTGTAGAATGGTGGAATATCAACTTCCCTCTTGACAAATGGTATAGAAGTAAGTATAACATTAGATGGGGCTCAGTAGAACACAGACAAGTAACACTGCTATCAATAGGTTTTGAGTATGAAGAAGAACTAATATTTAAGAATCTAGGGGAGCAGGTAGAATTAAGTAAAAATAAAGTCAAGTATACTCCTGGCGATTGGTTTAACTCAGATGGTGAAGAGATTGAGGAAAATCTGTTTGATCGAATTGATATAACTAAGATAGGAGATGGCGAGGCAGACATAGATTTAGCACAAGAATGAGCACTAGAAGAGAAATAGTAGTATCAGGTAGAGACGAAGGACTTGGTAGCCTAATGGATAGACTCAGAAGTAGCTCAGCTGAATTAGGCAGAGGTTTACTTGAAGAGTCTCTACAAAACTCTAAAAACTCTAAAGATGCTATTAAGTACTATGAGGAGCAGATACGTTTAATAGAGAGACGTAATCGAGTATACACTGAAGGTCTTAGACAGCAAGCTACACAAACATTTGAAACAAGAGAGGCTGCTGGAGTTGGTAAGTCAGCTAAAGAAGACTACTTCAGATCTGTTAAAGAGATTAGTCGAGAAGCTAAAGAAGATCAACTTCAAGTACAGTTACTTAAAGAGCTTATTGAAACAGTAAAAATAACTTCAGAACAGGAGTTGAGAAAAGCTGACTCTACTAATCAAAGTAAATCTGATCTTATTACAAGAGTATCTCAGAAACATGGTGGAGAAGCTGGAGAACTTACTAGGAGAATGATTTCTGAAAGTACTCCTACAGAATCATCATCTTTGGCAGACAGACTTACAGGTGCAGCACAACAGGCTGGGGGCATAGTGGGACAAAGAAGCTTCCTAGGAGCTGCTAGTTCAAGTTTAGGTGTAGTTGGCGGTTTAGCTGGTAGAGAAGGAGGGGCGGGAGTTTTAGGCAAACTTGGAATTGCTGGCTTAGTTATAGCAGCTGTGAAGGGTTTAGTTGATATGCCCAGAACTATAAGAGCAGGAAGAGAAACATCTTTAAGCGAGTATGCTGCATTAACTGGGGGCTCTGTTTCTGGTCTTGAAGATGCTGGTGTTGGCAGAACTAGTAAAGGAAGCTATGGTCCTCTAGATCTTAATATATCAAGAGAAGAGTTTACCTCTAAGTGGTTACCACAAATCATAAAAGCTAATGGTACTGTAGTTGGCGCACAGTCCTTGGCCCTTAGAGGTATAGAACTAATGAGGGGTGGTGCTGTAGATGAAGGCACTATAATGGGAGCAGCTAGGTATGGTAGAACTAATGGTACAGATGCTACAGATATGGCAGCACAAATCTACTCTGTTATGTCTAAGAGTGGTACTTTTGGAAAAGATGGAAAAGACTTTTCTAGAATGTCAAGTTTACTTGGCACACTTGTACAATTACAAGAAGGCCAGTTAACAGGTAGTTCTACTGCAGGTAGTCAAGCTAACTTAAACTTACTAAATAGACTTACAAGTCTAGGTGGCGTGTATAAGAGAGAAGATATTTCAGCCTCTACAGTAACATCTCTTAACTCAGGTTTAAGAAGTGGGGGCACCCCAGAGTCACAGGCAATGAAGTTTGATATACTAAGAAAACTAAACCCAGATAAGAGCTATTTTGAATTACAAGCAGAGATGGAGAAGGGGACAGGGTCTAAGGGATATCTTGAAGCAGTGATGAAGAGAGTAAAAGGTTATGGTGGGTCTGAAGATTCACAAATGATTTTATTTGATCAGCTTACTAGTGGACAACTTAAGAAAAATGATATTCTAAACATGTTTAAGGGAGGGATGGACTTTTCTAATTTAGAGGAAGAAGGGACTGATAAAGGTGAGTTTGCTAAGAGTATGAGGGGAAGAGCTAAGAGAGCTTCATCCACAGTAAAAACCGACTTAGATTTTGAAGCTGAGTCAATGGGAGACCTTGCCTCTAAGATGGGTACTGCAATACAAGAGTTAATAGATGTTTTTAATACAAAGACAGCTGCCGCCAATTTAATTGGTCTAGGAGATGTCCCTCCTCCTGCAGCCATGGCTGGTATTATGGGAGGAGCTAACTTACTATATCTTGCTAGACAATTAATAAAGCCAGCCAAGGCTAATAATGCCCACTAGTATGAACTCAAACTCAAATCTTAGATGTAGTCCAAGAGGACAAGAATTTATTAAAAGCTATGAGAAACTATCACTAGAATCATATTGGGATAAGACAGAAAAAAGATTTGTTATAGGCTGGAGACATACAGGTGCTAGTGTATACCAAGGGAAGAAGATTTCCTTAGATAGAGCAAAGATCTTGTTTCTTAGAGATTTGAAAAACGAAGCAGAGTTATATGTACAAAAGTATATAGAAACACCACTTTCTCAAGATCAGTTTGATGCCTTGTGTAGTCTTACATTTAGTGCTGGTTATGGTGCCGTAGAATCTTCCAAAATTAGACTATACGTTAATAAAGAGAACTTTTCAGAAGCAATGAATGCCTGGTTATCATATGGTTCTTTAACTGATAGTAAGAGTTTGCAGAAAAGAAGAAGGGCTGAGGTTAGCTTATTTAAGAGTGAGTCTACTCCAATAAAAAGAGAGACATCTATTAAGACGCCACTTAAAGAAGAACAAATCAATAAGAGCAAGTTTGTAGAGTATGTACACAGTGGTGGAACTTACTCAGTTCAAGAATTGTTAAATCAAGACTCTTTTATTGTAAAGAGAGGGCAGATTACAGAATCAGAGTTGTTGGGAGTTACTTATCAAAATAAAACTAATCATAGAAGACTATATGAGAGTAGTAGACTAAAGGAGACATATAGTAAGACTAAAAACTATTTAGTTACTAATGGAGTAACTCTGATTATTCCCAATTCGAAAATAGATATTGGGATAAGATTTGAGAGTAATTTTCTAGTTTCTCAAAATGACTCGTCCCTATTTTTCCCTAAGATTCTGAGACAAATGTCTATTGACCCAGGTTACGTAATCAAGTACAAGAATACTAAGAGTGGTTATTTAAGAAATCAAAGTTCAGTATTAACAGTCTTTGTGTGGTCTAGAACTTCTTATCTACAAGATGGTGGTTCTGGGTATTTAGATTTAACTAAAGATGTACAGTCAGTGACAACCTCTAATAGTACACAAGGGCGTAGTTCTTTTACACTTTCTTTAAATTCTACACAAGCTAATTTCGAAGAAGGCAGATGGGTTAAGAAAGGCATCATAGATCTTAGTAGTGGGCAACAGGTTACTAAGACAAGTTTAAATTATATAGATGGTAATAGAGGGTATAGAAAACGTTCTAGTATTTACTATAAAGAGATACTTAGTAAAAATGATTTAGTATTTATTTCTTTTGAAGAGCTGGGAATAGAATCTAATAGGAAAGAGATCTCTAGTAACTGGTATGATATGATTGGTATGATTGACAGTGTTCAAGTTAATACAAGTGCTAACAACCAGATACAAGTAACAATCAACGGGAGAAGTTTAGTTAAAGTACTAGAGAGTGATAACTCCTACTTCAACCCTTACTCTGTTGGACATAGTGCATCTATCTTTGGTGAGACGCCATTCAGTACAAGAAGATTTCTTGATGGGAGATATCATAATTTGGACTCTGTTTTAAGTAGAAGTATAGTAGATTCTATCAAATTCATTTTTCATCAAATATCATCAATTGGTTTTGTTCCTAATGACATCTTTTCAAACTTTCAGAATCTTACAGTTGTTAGCAGATCTGAAATAAAGTTAAACAACAAGAAGGTAGAACAATCAGCTGTTTCTGAGTTATATAAGAATGTACATGTCTCAGAACAAAAGGAAGTAAAAGGGATTTGGCAGATTATGAAACTATTCGTAGATGATTCAGTAAGAGACTTAAGAGTTGTGGATGACTCTATCTCAAACCCGAATGGTACAATCTATGATCTGATAAAGAAAGTTGCACAGGAGCCTTTTGTAGAGATGTTTACAGATACTTATGGAGATAAGTTCTATATAATACTTAGAAGGCCACCATTTGATCAAGATGCAATTTTATCTTTCTTAAGTAACTTTATTAATGAGGAGGAAAGTCAGGCATATGGCCCAGAAGTTCATAGTGGAGAGGGAAGTGATATTTTAACTTTTAATGACTCTCAGTTACACCCAGTTAATCTAAGTACAGTAGTTTTATCAAAGGGCTCTAAGACTCTAGAGGTGACTGAAGATATGGTAATTAATGAAAGTCTCTCTTACTCAGATGAGTCTTATTCTTGGTTCCAACTAACAGACAAAGGGAATTATGCAGGAGCTAGTGTATATCTAGGTATATTCCCAGGAGTCTACTTTGATGACTATGCACAAGTATTCGGCAATACTAGATTTAGTGTAATATCTAACTACTCTAATCTTGACTTTTGGTCGGATAAGTCAGAGGGCTCTAGACTAGATTTATATGCTAAACATGCTTCAGAATTGTTAGGCTGGTTGATAGAGACTCATATTTATCTGCCCTTTACTAGGACAGGCTCTATCACAATACAAGGGGATAGAAGATTTAAGGCAGGGACTTTCCTTCATTACATACCAACAGATGAGGTCTTTTATATAAAAGAAGTTACTCATCAGCTTTCAGTTGGTGTAGAGATTAATAGAGTTACTACCCTATCAGTAGAAAGGGGTATGGTGAAGTCATTTATTTATGGGAGCCAGGAAACTGAAAGTGGGGAATCATTATCATATTTCAACTTAGTAAACATTAAACAGTTTAAGAAGTCATATTACAAGATTGTATCTGGAGGGACAGCCGAACAAAAGTTTGACTATAAATCTGGTTTATCAATCAACAAAGAAGTTTTTGACTTCTTTTTAAAGAAAAGACAATCTATAGAGTAATGAATGAAGACAGAAATATACCTCTTGAATGGAACACTGAATCAATTTCAAATGGATTTGGTTTTCTAACTATACCTATTGATAGAGGGAGAGAAGAATATCTTAGAGACTTCTATAGAGTAGGCCAGTGTATTCTGATAACCATCTATAATGAGGTGAAGAAACAGATAATGGTACCAGTACATCTACATACACTGTGTGAGTTTCCCCACATACCAGGGGGTAGAGGTAGTCTTGTACATTGGATGAGAGTTCCAGGCAGTGGACAATTAGTTGTTACTGGAGTATTCTTAGGCTTTGAAAAGTTTGGTATATCATCTGAGAAAAGAAAAACTGAATTCTCAGTAGGAGATAAGGGCTCTGTTAGTATAACTAAGAACTTAGAGATTAATGGTTATCAAATAGCTGTAAGAGGTAGTAAGAATAGGCCAGGGGAGATACTGTTAGTAGTAACTGATGGTGTCACCAGTTCTGAACTTTCATTAGGTGGAAGTGGGATTACAGTTTTAAAGTCTGACAGTCTACGGATTGAGTCAGAGAATTTATCTGCAATTATTTCTGACAAGAAGTCTATCCAGTTTGATGGGGATGAGCTATTAGTAAATTTTGAAGGACAGAGTATCAAGATCTCTGCTAATGGTGTCATAATTAATTCTGATAAAGTAATTTCTTTAGAGAGTAAGAATTCTTCAGTTAGTATTACCGACAGAGGGATAGTTGTGGAGACTGATAAGCAAATCTACTTAGAGGGGGATAAACCAGCACTATATGCAAAGTCTACAAGTTCTACAGAAATAGTAGATCTGTCAGAAATAGGTGTATCAAAGAATGTAAGAATTAGTTAAATATACTTATATTTATCCAATGAGTAGGCTATTAGATAACTTTAATAAGTTTGGTGTAACTATACATTCTAGTATGGATGTAAAAGAGTTGTCACAATCTTGGGGTGATGTAGATTCTAAGATAAGAGGGAACTATAGTTCTAAAACAAAATTAATACAAACTCTAGTTGTAAAGAAAAGAGTACAAGACTCTTTGAACAAAACATATGTGGTAAATAAGAAGATAGCAACTTCACTAAAGAATAAACTTGATATAGGCACAGCTATTGTACAACAACAATATCAATTCCCATTAATACAGGCTGCAGAGAAGGCAGCTAAGGCTGTATTGAATGATGCAAGTACTCTATTAAGTTCACTTAAATCGTCCATATTCTAATGAAATGAATGTAGATATATTAAAACAGGTTTCAACGATAGGTAGGGCAGCAGCTCACACACTATTTCCTAATGATTTTGAGTATTACGCAGTAACTATTGAACTTACAGATAGTAAAGGGAAGACAATAGAGTACCTTACATTCCCCGTATCTCCAGATAGTATTTCATATGATGATCAGACTCTAGTTAACATAAAGAAGACACTTGGAGGGATAAGCACTACTGATTCAAATACTAATAGGCCAAAAAAGATTACACTATCTGGTTCATTTGGACGTAAGATAAGACTATTAACCGAATTGAATAATGTAGGGCACAGTGGTAGTACCAGAGATGGAGTGTATTCATCAGCTAAGGAAGGCCTACAAACAAAATCAAGATTATTAAGCTTGAGGCTTAAGACAGGGTATGGGGTTACTAAGATATTGAAATCAATAGTTGATAGATCATCTGAGTTGGATAGTTATAATGAGACGATGAATGTCTATCTATATTTTCCAATATTAGGAGAAAATTACTTAGTTAGAATTAATTCATTCAAACTAATACAGGATGTAACCTCCTCAAATATGATGTGGAAATATACTCTAAACTTGACAGTAGTAGCTAATTTAGACGAGATAAGAAGTCAAAATGGAGTAAGCAGAATGATAGCTAATAGTGCAATACAGAAGGGCGTTGGGATACTATTAAATAAAGTACGTAAGTTGATATGAAAACTTTAGTAGAAGACTTTAGAGAGAAGACACAATATGATCTTCAAAACTACTTTAGACAGGTAGACACTTTCATTAGAACGAGCTACCCGAAGATTATTGAGTTTTATTCTTCTCAAAAGAATGCTAAAGTAAGCATTCGTGATTCCTTTCTATTGCTAGAGTCACTTACTAGTGAATCAAATACAGTATTAAGCATTATTCAAAACTATAGCAATTCCTTAGACAGTAGATTCTGGGATATTGTAGAACTTGTAGATGACATTAAGTTGAGTTTACAGTATATAGAGAATACGCCAAAGTGGTTAAGATCCAGTCTAAGTAAAGGGAGATACTCTTATGGAATAGAGAATGAGGAGCTTCTAAAACAAAGGGAGACACTTGAATCACTATCTAAAAGGTTGGGATCTTCTAATAAGGAGACAGATTGGGCTTATATTGCACTTAGAAATGATTTACCAGAGGAAGATTATACATCTGAGGGAGGAGTAGATTTGATAGTACAGTACTTCAATAAACTAAGTTTATCACTAGATTCTGTGATTGATAGTAATATTATAGGTGAGAAGATATATGGGAGAGATCTTAATAAGAAGCTAGAATTTTCTGGTGATGATCTTTCAATACTGACATATAAAGAGACTATTACTCAGTCAGTGAATATTTTAGTAAATCTTAGACAAGGTGATAATCCTGAGTTTATGGAAGATGGGATACAGTCTAGTCTTATAATTGGTTCTAATAAAAACTCATTGCCATATCAAATACTCTTAAGACAGCTATACTCTACTTTTCAAAAAGATGACACATTAAAATCTCTAAAGATAGTGGATCTGAGAACCTCTGAAGATAGTCTAATACTAGATTTAGAGATAGAAACAAGAATTAGTGAAGTAATACTAGATAATATAATACTATGATAGCCAAGATAACATCAATAGAACAACTCAAGAAAGTTTTCGTACAAATACTACTTTCAAATACTGACAAGGTCTCTAAGATATCTGATGATAGTGTCTTAGGGGGAGTAAGTTATGGTATAAGTAAAGTAGTACAAAAGGCACTGAAAGATATTGCCTTGGTAGAGACTCATCTCTTTCCTGATTTTGCTAATGGAACAAATCTGGATACTATTGCAAGTAGGTCTGGCGTTCCAGCTAGGCTTGGGGCTTCCGAATCCTCTGTATACTTAAGAATTATTGCCGATGTAGGCACAATATATACACAATCAGTACATCTCTTTATGGGACAGGGGATAGAATTTCAGTTAGAAAATGATCTTACAATAGGTTTAGAGGGCTATGCATATGTAAGAGCAAGATCAGTACAACAGGGAACTAGAGCAAATGTTAGTAGTTTGTTAATTAATAAAATGTCGACAGAACCAACAGGCCATATAAGTGTTACTAATGAATTCAAAGCACAGGGGGGCCGAGACATTGAGGATGATGAAATGTTTAGACATAGAATTATTAACTACCCTAACATAATGTCAAGAGACACCTTATCTTATTTAGTTCAAATAATGTTGAAGTTCAATTCTAACATATTTAGAGTATATAGAAAGGGTACAACGAATGATGGTAGGTTAATACTAGGGATAATGTTACAGAATGGTAGTTTTCTAACAACAGGGGAGCTAGATACTTTATCACAACAAATAACCCCATATCTTAGTTTAGCAAATATAAGCCCAACAGGCAGATCTTTAGTTCAGTTAGAGAACTGTAGTTATCTACCAGTAGATATTAGTTTTAGACTTGAGTCCACTAGTAGTGCTGACTTAACACAACTAAGAATTGATCTACAGAATAGAGTTAGTAAATACTTAGATTTAAGATTTTGGGATAATAGAGTAGTCCAATGGGAGTATCTCTTGAATGTTGTTTCATCTCATAAAGATGTTGTAACTTTGCCTGAATCATACTTTACTCCAAGTGCTGATATTATAGTCTATTTAGGCCAGTACCCTAGAGTAAGATCTTTCAAGATGTATGACTTAGATGGGATATTGTTATCAGAAAACACAGGCAGCTTTGAACCAGTACTATATACTGACAATATTAGATATGTAGAATAATGAGTACTATATTAACAAACACAGGAGATCAAGCTATTATCCCTCTAACATTCCCTCTAGAGAATGTTAAGAGTATTCTTAGTTATGATGAATCTTTAACTGGTGAGAACTCTCCTAGTAATCTAACTAGAGAATTCAGATATACAACTGATCTTCTAAAGTGGTTTGACTGGGCTACTTTAACAAATCTAGCATTACAGAATCTTGTTCTTGATTATAGACAAGACTTTAACATAGAGTTTAGATATACTAAGACAGATTCGGTAGGCCAAGTTGTAATAGATTGGGTAGTCCCAGTTACAGATTTACAGGTAGTTGTTGATAACTTAGATGATTCATTGTTTTCAATCTTAGATAGTAGTGATAGAGGGTTTGCCAAACTTTGGGAACAAAATGTTCTACAGAAAGTTTATGAAAAAGGGATAGTCCCAGACTATATTGAAAGAGATGGCGATACAACAGATAGAGACTATGTTGACTTCTGGAGGTCTATTGTAAACTTCTTAAGCATAGTTGTAGCTTTCTCTAGAAGATTTGAGAGTCTAGAACAAATAGACTTAGTAAGAAAGATTCTTGATTCTAGAGGTCTATTTTATAAGAGAAACTCAGACCTAGCATCCTTAGTGAGTTTAGTACTATCTACCTCAACTATTTTTAGTCAAAGAGGGTCAGCTTATGATGAATTAGAGAGACTATTTGGTAGAAGAGCAGTATCAGGAGAGATCTTTATCTTCTCTGACTCTGTCCCAGGTACTACTGGTATCTTTCTAGATAGAAACTCTATATTTGAGAGATATTTACATGATCAGTTTGAAGTTGAGTTAATAAGTTTGCTAAAGACACCTGATAGTTTCATAGGTTGTAGTATCTTAGATAACATAGTAACAGTAACAGCTGTCTCTACAATTATAGCACAGAAGATTGAAGTAGATGCCAGAATTGACTATGAAGTTATGATGCTTGTAAAAGGCACTGGGTCTTTTACAGTTGATGTAAAGATGTTTGATACTAATGATCTAGAGTATGGGTTAACATATCTAGACCCTTCTGTAGTTTTAGGCCCACCTTTACTAGATGTTACACCTCCAGTATTTGACCAGTGGTATTTAGTTAGACTAGTTATCTATGGAACTAATACTATAGATACTATTTCTCAGCCTAGTATTTTAGTAGGTAGTAATATCAAGATGACGAGTGAAATCTCTAAACTAGATGTAAATGTAACTTTTACAGGGAATTTAGAAATAAAAGATTACTTTGTCAAAATACTTCATACACAGTATAGCAAGTCTTTCTTACAAAGTAGTCAGTTAGTTGATACTTGGTATACTGATAAGAGTGGTAAGAGTAGTCCCATAGAGTTAGCACATCATAGTCTAATAAACTATAGTAAGACTATGTTGGTGAATACAGGTACTAGAGATAATTCAGAGTCAATTGCTGTTACTTATAGTTTCCCTTGTGGTAGTTTATTCAAATCATCTCTTGTAATAGGCGGGTACACCTTCTTGTTACACAAGAAAGTAGGTAATTACTTAGAGAATGAACTAGAGGTGGGAGATACAATAGTTGGGTCTATTCCGGGATTCTTCTTCAGAGCAACCTATCTAGGTGGTGATGAAACGGACTTTACAAATAGTTTAGTTTACAATAATTGGGGTGGGTCAATAATAGAATAATAGAATAATAAAAAATAAAGTTATGAGTCAAGTAAAGTTGGGTACAGATTTGCTACTAGGCATACCAGAATTCAAGAAACTAGATAAGTCATATAGAGAAAGGGGCTATCTTACCTTAAGTAAAGTCGTTGTAAATAACTATGGGATAGTTATCAATGATAAGTTGTCAAGTTCACTAAGACTATTTCCTGGTAGTAGTGGGAAAGTTTCTGTTAAGTCAGGCTTAGCAGTTAATAAGAATCATGAATATATCTCTGTAGATGAGGATATAGTGAATGCTATTACTGTCCCTGATGATAGTAATGAGTACTTTATTACTATTTCTTATAAACAGACACTAGAGGAGAAGGGAACAGTATCTATAACACCAGAAGGCAGTATAGCAGGTATTGGTACAGAGTTTTTATCAATACTTAGAGGAGTTTCTTCAAGACTACCTACTAAGATAAGATTTACTAACTCCTCAAATAACATAAGTGAGTATGAGATAGCTTCTATTATAAGTAATGAGTTAGCTTATCTGAATGTTGTACCAGGCATATTAGTTGCTGAAACGGGTATTAAATACTCAGTAGTAGGTACTTTTACTCCTTCAATCGTTATAGATGAAAGTAATAAGTATCCCTTTTTAAATGATTCTTACTTAATTAAAGTATCCTTAACAGATTTATCTGATAATCAACTTGAGTTCCTATTAGGCTCAGTTGTAAACAGTGGTGGGGTTGTTACTATTAAAGATTCTAGAGATTCAAATAGATTTTCTTTAATCAATAATAGAGTATCAAAAGTAAACCCTATTATTGGTACTGAGTGGGTTAAGTATAGTAGCTTAAACAGCTCAGGGCTAAATAATACAATACAGATAGGCTGGGGTCTAGTTTCTAGTTCAGGTGGTTGGTCAATTGATAGTTCAGGAGAAATAACTGTGGGATCTGTTAAAGGTGGTATTTGGCAGAGTATTGCTGAACTTATTGATGAAAATTTATTAGTCGGTTGGAGAGTAGTCTTCCCAGATGGGAAAGTAAGTAAGATTTTATCAGTAAATATATCAGGCGGAGTAGCTAAGTTGCTAACAACTATAACAAGTAGTAACTTAACTGGCCCTCTCTATATTGTACCAGACTGTGAAACTATTCAAATTTCAATTGAGAGTGTAACTGACTCTAATATTACAAAAACTTTTTCTTTTGACTCTAATATGAGATCATGTACAGTAGAGGTCGAGTCAAATTCTACTATAAAAATTTCATACAGACATCTTAAGAGTAATGTTGGTAATAGTGCTGTAAACTTACTTAACACAGGTCCCTATATACCAGAGGACAACTTTACTTCAGAGGGAGTTCAGAGCTCAAATACTCTAGACACCTCAACAGGGGGAATACTAAACATAAAGAGAAGAGCCTCTACAATTATTACAGTACTTGATTCAATACTACCAATAGGGGGAATAATAGACTATACGGGTTCTGAATCTGATGTCCCTACTAACTGGGTCATTTGTGATGGTAGAGAAATAACAAATGTAGATTCACCTCTATATGGACAGCTAACACCTAATTTTCAAGGTAGAGTTGCAGTAGGCTTGAACCCCGTTGATGTTGATTTTGATACAATTTCAGCTACAGGGGGCGTTAAAACAGTAACTCTATCAGGGTCACAGAATGGTCCACATACACATGATGCTGCAGTAACTGATAGTCAGCATCGACATAACATGTTAGTCAAGAAGGGAGTGATGGGAACTCCTGACTATTCTAATCCAGGGGGTAGTGGTGAAGGTTCTAGAAGAACGATGATTATGGATACTGACTTAGCTGCTAAAACAGAATTAACAAGTTCTAATATTACTGTAGCAATTAGTTCAAGCCCCGCAGCAGAGGCACACCCAAACTTACAACCATACTTAGTGGTTTATAAAATAATGAGAATCTTATAATAACATAACGATGATAGGACTATACTATACTGGAGCAAAAAAATACTTTGGGAAACAGAATCTACCTGGTAAATCACTTGGAGGTAATATCTCAAGTTCAAAGATACCAAATAAGAAGATGGGAAACTTATTTAGAAGTATCTCAGAAACAACAGTTTCTAAGGGACTGGAGGAGATGAGATGTATTGCCATTAAGAATGAGGGGCAGTTATCTATCTCTGAGATTACTTTAGGCATAGAGTTAGAGGCAGATACTATTAGTGCCTTTAATGCATTTTTAATTATGCCAGCACAAGGGTCTTCCTTAGGTTATTACTTTGAAGAGTTAGATGACTCTGAATCTATCCCTACTATAGGCACTCTAGTACCCTTAACTAACTTAGAGAGTATTTCAGTAACAGGCCTTACTTGGAAGGTAGGGGACTATTTAGGGATATGGTTACAGAGAGTGATAGCTAGACCATCTTCCTTGTCTAGTCTTGATTGTCCAGAATGTGATGTTCTACAGGCACAAATGGAGGCTGGGCAAGAGATTAAGAGAGAAGAGTTGTATAAGCTAAAGATTGATTTTGTTGAGATACCTGCAGTCTAGTATTAATTCTATAGTCTTTTACTTTTAATAATAGAAATAAAATTATTAATTTTATACTCTTAGAAGAATAAAAGTGAGTAAGAGACAAAAACTATTATTGATCTATAAGTATTTCCTAAGTAGACTTGGAGAGAAGTTTCAGTATCAGAGCAGAGATAGAGAGACTATAACGAATTTCCTTCTAGCTCTACATCTTACGTATAACTTGAAGTTAGTAGGGACATCATATTTATTTAAGTATATGTCTAACCAGTTCCAGTATAGAGAGTCTTCAAGAAGTTTTAGCAAGTATTCCATTTCCAATATTTTTGGTAAGACCTCCTTAGAAAGATACCTAAAAGATTCTAAGAAGACAGAGATGAGTTATGTAGATGATTCTTTCTTAAGAAAACATGATATACAATATACGAAGATATTTCAGAATCAGTATAAAACCTTAAAAATGGGTAGTAGTCTTGATAGAAAGAGATTCCATAATACACCTGCTGGGTTAGTTTTCTGTATGGAAACAACAACCTTATATGATAGAACTTGTGTAGAGTGTATGATTTGTAATTTTAAGAATAGTTGTAGAGAAATAAAGACAGAGAGATGTTTGGAGAAGTAGTTTTTGATTATTGTAGTAAGTGTGATTGTGGGAAGAGAATGCCAATAGTAAACAAGACTAAGTACTTGTGTGAACAGAAGAATAGAGAGAGACTAGATAACAGTAAATTACCTAGAAAGAAAGAGTCTCTTAATGAGTTTAAGAAACAGTTGGCCAGTAAACCAATGAAAGCTGTATCTAGTAAGAGAATACAAGAGCAGATAAAATATCAGAAGGTTTGTCAAGAGATTAGCAAGGAGAGAGGACATAGATGTGAAAGCTGTGGCTCTACAGAGTTTTTAAGTTACTCACATTTAGTACCTAGAAGTAGAAGGAGAGATCTTATAACTGAAAAAAGAAACATCAAGATTCAGTGTATGACATTTGATGATAATCTAGGGTGTCATGATGAGTATGAACAAGGGAGAATTGATAACTTTAGAGACAAAGAAGAAATATTAATGTTAGTAAAAGAGTTAGATCCTCAATATTATATGATAAAGTTTAGCAAATATGATAGGCCGTAGTCACTTAAGAGTAGTTTCAGATAGATATGATGGTACAGTAGTAGATGGGAAGTCTAGTATTTCTGTTTTAGATGCAGAGATTATTGATCTGCTTATAGATTATCACATAGACTTAGAGCAGTTTGAAATAGCTGGACTATTGTCTAAGTGGAAGGTAGAGAGAGATTCTAAGTTTATTGATAGAGTTAGAGCCTTTACAAAAAATGAAGGGATTGAACATTCTGTGGAACTAGATAAAGAGAGTAAAGAAGAAGAGGCAGCAGTCTTTATTACCTTTGCTGGATCAATCTTTAGAGTTAGTCTAATATCACTAATTAGAGTAGATTATGGGTGGAGCGTAACAAGATTGTGTAATGTATTTTATATTGAGATAAATAGTAGAGAACAATACCCTAATAGGGGCAAGTCAGTAAGACTGGAATATAAGAAAGAAGAAGCTAGAGACAAAGAGCTAGAAATTTTAAAACAAAAACTGATATCCTATGGGGTTAAGTTTATTTAAAGAGATGAAAAGATGAAACAGAAAGAAAAACAAGAAGATGAATTTATTATTGAGGTAGAAGAGAGTATGGTAGATAAAGATTGCTATACTTTAACAGAATTTGCTAAATATCTAACAGAGAAGTATAGCAAATCTAGTGAAGCTAGTTTTACTCCTCATGAAGGGAAAGAGTTTGTTAGAAGAGGTAGACTCCCTAATAAGTATGGCGGTGATAAGTTAGAGTACATTAGGGTACTGAATACTGGTATTAAGTTTGTCAGAATAGTTAGAGAAAATTAGTAGTCTATGAGTACAGACCATACTAACAGAAAAGAGTACCCAAACATTATCGTATTTGATTTAGAAACAGGTGGGTTTAGTCCTGTAAAGAATCCTTTGATAGAGTTTGCAGCTATCGCAATTGATAATAATCTAAAAGAGATAGGCCGTTGTGAGTGGGTAGTACTGCCATATAATGATGAAAAAGAGTACTCCCAGGGAGCTTTTAAAGCTAATGGCTTCACTATGGGAGAGATTGAAAAAAGAGGGATTGACAGTGCTCAAGTAGTACTAGAGATGGTAGCTTTCTTTGAGTCTATGAAAGTAGAGTCCAAGCCAGGCATTTCTGTAGTACCAGATAGAAAGCCAATACTGTGTGGACATAACATTGATTCATTTGATATCCCTTTTATAGAACAGTTTCTAAAAGAACATAAAGTTGACTTCTTTAAATATGTTTCACAAAAAGAGACTATTGATACTATGAAAGAGGCAAGACGATACTTTGGCTACTCTGACTACCCTTATAAAGATCATACACTAGGGACTTGTTGTAAATATATAGGGCGCCCTATAGTAGATGCACATAGGGCAATGAATGATGTGGAGGGTAATTTAAGCCTTGTTAAGTATTTTATCGAATCAGTAAGAGGAGTAGGCCAGAGAGTTGTGATAGAAGATGAAAACAGATTTAGAGATAAGTTCAGACTTGTATGATAATAGACTCCCTATTTGCTAATTCAAAAGATAAAGCTGTCCCCATTAAGCAATTAAGAGAAACTATGAGTCTTGTAGAAGATATTGTAGATCTCTTAGATGAAAAAGCTATTCTAGGGCTATCAGGCGGTCAAGAATCAGATATAGATAAAGTTATTCAACAGATATTCAAAGAAACTTTTGATATAGTAACTACTCAGAATAAAATTCTTGATTCAACTTCATTTACTTATGTATCTGGCTTAACAGAAAGTGTAGAGGAGACACTTAGATGTAAGTTGTTGAACTACTTTATATCATCTCTATTGCCTGACTTTATTCTAGGTTGGCATAATCTGGAGTGGAGTAATCTATTACAAATATATAGGCTTTTAGGGGTCTTGGCGGCAAGGGACCATGGTAAGTCGATTTCAGGAGAAACTTCAGTGAGAATGGGAGATGGCACTATAAAACTAGCTGGTGAAATTAGGATTGGAGATCTACTTATGGGCCCTGATTCAGTATCTAGAAAAGTTATAGGAGCTTATAGAGGGAGAGACAAAATGTATAGAGTGAACCAATCTAGAGGAAACTCTTATACAGTTAATAGTAGGCATATACTATCACTATATAGAAAGTGGAGAACTCCAGATGGGAGAGTAAATCCCTCTAGCAGAGTGCCAGAGCTTATAGATGTAGAAATCAAAGATTTTATCAATTCACCCAGAGACTTTAAGAATCTACATAAAGGGTACAAAGTTTGCCTCTCACTGCCATATAAGAAAATATATCTAGATCCCTATTATTTAGGGTTATGGTTAGGAGATGGTACACAGAGTATCCCTCAAGAGATTAGCACAGTAGATAAGAAGATTGTTGGCTACTTAACTACATATGGGGGAGAATTAGGCTTAGATCTAAAGACTAGGGAAGATCAGTGTGCTAGATACTTAAGTGGTACTAGAGGTAGAAAGAATCCAATTAATTCACTGTTTAAGAAATATGATCTAACCAGTGAAAAATATATCCCTGAAGACTTTATACTTAATTCAGTTGAAGTCAGAATGGGAGTTCTAGCAGGGTTAGCTGATTCTGATGGTAGTGTTGAAGATAATCAACTAATCATCACACAGAGTGTAAAACATAGTAGACTAATAGATGATATAGAGAATCTATGCTATACATTAGGTTTACACTGTGTTAGAAAGAGTGAATGGAGTAGTTTTACGAAAAGTGGGAGGAAGTTTGAGTCAATCAGGCTTAAGATATGTGGTGAAAAACTACTAGATTTACCAGTATTATTAGATAGAAAGAGGATAAAAGATACAGAGTTATCAAACTCAATGTTTAGAAGGCCAAAGGTCTATACTGGTGATAGTGTGAATTATGATATCTCAAATGTATCAACTTTAGATATAGAAGAGCTAGAAGAAGGAGAATATATATCTATTGCTGTAGATGGGGACAACAGATTTGTCTTAGGCGATGGTACTGTTACTCATAATTCTTATCATTTTAGCTATGCCTACCCTTTATGGCAGATGTATAGATATCAGCCTATTAAAGAGAATCAGAAACTTATGCTAAATTATGAGAGTAATAAGAGTAGAGATCTCTCTATGGCTAGAGAAGGGATGCTTATTACAAATGAGTATGGGTTAGCTAGACACTTAATGGATATCATACAAACTGAGATAGACTCTAATGATATACTAAAAGAGAGGCTTAAGCCAATAGGTAGAGAGAGTACTTGGGGCTCTGACCATATAGAGTGTAAGAATGGTTCAAGTTTGGTAATTAAATCTGCTAATTCTAAAATAAGGGGGTACCACCCTACTTGGATAGTACTAGATGACTTTTTGAATGATTCATCTATCTACTCACAAGATCAAAGAGATAAGTATTGGAATATTTTTTCAGGAGTAGTTTTACCAGCCTTGTCTCCATCAGGGCAACTAATAGCTGTTGGTACCCCTTTCTTTGAGAAAGATCTCTACTATCGTCTAAGACAAACAAACATATTTAAGATGTTTGAGTACCCAGCTATCTTCCCCGATGGTAAGTTACTTTTCCCGGAAAGACATAGCTATAAGTCTCTTATGGAGAAGAAAGAAGTCTTAGGGTCTTTGATATTCTCCAGAGAGATACTAGTAAAACCTATTTCTGATGATTCGACTATCTTTCCCTACTCTATTCTAAACAAAGCTATTAAGGGTGGAGAAGATAGAGAGATTATCTCTAACATTGATAATATTAATAGGGATGACTACTTGAAGATAGCAGTAGGTTGTGATTTTGCTATCTCGGGTAATGTGGGATCAGATTATAGTGTCTTTACTGTAGGCGGACTAGATAAGTTTAATAAAATTCACATTTTTAATTGTTGGAGGAGACAGGGTGCTAACTACTCTGAACAAATGGCTGTTCTTAAGAAGATTGATAGAGACTTTTCTCCTGATATTATGTTTGTTGAGAACAACAACTTTCAGGAGATATTTGTACAAATGATGAAAGATGAAAACTTACCTGTGGTAGGTAAAACTACAGGAGCTAACAAAAAATCATTATATTTAGGAGTTCCAAGAATGGCAGTATTTTTTGAAACTAATAAAATGAGATTTCCTTATAAGTCAAAGAAAGCTAAAGCTATGACAGACTTATATTTCTCAGAATTAAATAGTATCTCTTTTATACAACAGACAGGTAAACTAGAGAGCTTAACACAACATGATGATACTTCAATGTCACTATGGAACTTATGTAGAGCATTACTAGGTGATAAGATGGAGTTTAGTTTTAGTTATTTATAGTCGTAATATCAGAATCGTAAAATGAGTAAAGAGTTAAGTAAAGATTTTCTACATGAGCTGTTCAAAATTTGTTTAAAAAAGCCAGAAGTTCTAGTTTTAGCTAGAGATTATCTTAAGTATCAGTATTTACCAGGTGAAGAGTATAAGCTAGTTTGGCAAGCTATTTTGAACTACTATGAACTAAATAATAGTTGTATTTCAGTAGGGATTCTCTCACAGAAGTTTCAAATGCAAGAGAAAGTACAAACAGTACTCTCTAAAATAAAGTCAGCTGATTTAATCAATCAAGATGAAGCTGTAGAGCAGCTAAGAGAGTTTATTAGATTAAATCTATTCATAGATAGTTATGATAAGATTGGCGAGTTATATCAGAAAGGTGAGAAAAATCAAGCGATAGAATTATTAAAATCCGCTTATGAGGAACTTGATAACTTTTCTATTAAGAAAGCCGTAGGTCATACTGAAGTTTTTGCCTCTCTTGTAGACAGACTTCTTAAAAGAAGAGAAGAAGCTAAGGAGAAAGAGAATGTAAAAGTTCAGAGAAAGTTACCAACAGGTATAACTCCCTTAGATGTTCAAATAGGTGGTGGAGTAGACAGAGGGGATACTGCTTGTTTTATGGCTGGCTCAGGAATAGGTAAGAGCAAGTTACTAAAGTGGGTTGGCATATCACTATCCAGAAGAGGGTTTAGAGTGTTACATATACAGCTAGAGGGATCAGAAACAGAGGCACTAGATGCCTATGATGCTGGGATAACAGGTTCTACTATTTCAGACTTAGAGTCAGGGATTTTTTCAGATAAGACAGTAGAGTCAATTAAAAAAGGGTGTAGCTATATTAGCAATTTAGGTGGAGAGATCTTTGTAAAGGGTTACTCACAGTTTAACTCGGCTACAATGCTAGAGATTAGATCACTAGTAGTTGAGTTAGGGAGTATAGATGCCTTAATTTTAGACTATATAGAATTAGCTGACCCAGGGAATGGGAAGAGATATGATACAAGTAATGAAGGTGAGAGAGCTAGAAGAACAGCTGTATCAAATGAATTCAAGAATATAGCTGTAGAATTTAATTTAGCAGGTTTCACAGCTACTCAATCAACTACAGTAGATAACAAGGACTCTGATGATCCTGAGTTTGTTTTAACTAGATATCATATTTCAGAGTTTAAGGGGCTATTAAAGCCATTTTCATACTTTGTTACCTTAAATCAAACTCGGGATGAGTATGAAGAGGGTATTATTAGATTGTATGGTGACAAAACAAGAAAGTATAAGTTGTTAAAGAGAGTCATCCCAATATTTACTCTCTATAGTAGAGAGAGATTTTACGACCATATTAGATCAGTAAAGGCTTTTGGGTATGAGTGATGTTACTACTACACAAGAGAAGGTACTGAACCTGTTAAATCTATCACACAGAAATAGAACAGCTAAGGGATGGTATATGGGATCTAAGTGCCCTAAGTGTGGCAAGAGTGATAAGTTTGGTGTAAAGCTAAATGAGAACAGAGAAGGAGAGTATAAGAATCATGTTAGTATACATTGCTTTCATGGTTCATGTGGGTTTAAGGGATCTGAGAAAGCATTATTTAAGGCTATGGGCAGAGATGATTTGATTACAGAGTATGAGTATCGTGAAGACCTGGGCACTTTAAGTAAGTTAAAGATCAAAGAAAAAGAAGAGAAGATTGAGCATCTTTTAAAGAAGAGATACCCACCAATGGGATATAGAAGAGTATATGAGGATGGATATCTATCCTCTAGAGGTTTTGATAAGGAGAGTTTTGAGAGATATAATGTTGGGAGGTCTAAAATAGAGACTAAACTAAGAAACTATGTTATCTTTTTAGTTATTGAAGATGGTGAGAACAAAGGTTATGTTGCTAGAATTGATTTCAGTAGAGAGAAGTATAGAGTGATAAATCAAGAGAGAGAGATACAGGGGCTAAGGCCTCTCCCTAAGTATAAGAATGAAGGGGGAGTAGAGTTTTCAGAAGCTTTATATGGGATTGACGAAGTAACAGACAAGACACAGACAGTAATTTTAGTAGAGGGAATACTAGATAAAACTAATATGGATAAAGAAATGCTACTGTATAAGACTGATGAAGTTAAGTGTCTCTGTACATTTGGAAAAAAAATCTCCTCTATTCAGATAAGAAAGATAAGAGATAGAGGGGTTAAGACAGTTATATTGATGTATGACCCTGATGCTATTGATAGTATTAAACAGTATAGCTACAATCTAATGTTAGAGTTTGAGAAAGTATTTGTTGCTAAGTTAGTAGGAGAAAAAGATCCAGGAGACATGAATAGACAAGAAATTTTCTTAACTTTAGAGAATCTTGAAACAGTATTGAGTTTTAGAGTAAACAGTATTAAAAGTGTAAAAATAACATAAATGAAGAATAGCCAATCATCTAGGAACTTATCTATCTTTGAGTTCTTTGAAAATCTACAGAAGGAGTATATCTGTGCAGAAATCAGAACAAAGATTTTTCAAAAAAAGTATGTTCCTTATTGGGAGAATGCAATGTTAGGCAAAAAGAAGAAGATCGAAGATATTGGTAGTAAGAATAGACTGGAAACTATTTTTAGTAGTAAAGATGAATACCTTAGAGTCTTTTCAGGGATAATACCTGAATGGGGAGAACCAGTATTTTGTTATAGAGATTCAGCACAGAAAGACAAGTTGGAGAAGTGGGATAGAGTATTCTTTTACAATAGAGATTCTGAAGTGAGAATACAGAATGAAGATAGCTCTAACTCTATTGGGTACATAGCTGACAATTCTATGGTGATGAATGAACTCCCACTTCTATCAGTTAGAGTAAGAGATAAGAAAAAGTTTTTACTTGTACCATTAAAAAGAGTAATGAGAATTTTGTAGTTAAGTATATTTTTTATATTTTTACCAAAACTTAAAATAGTAGAGAATGAGAATATCACATGAATCACCAATATGTCTATTGGATGAATCCAGAAAATTCAATGATTACGACTATGCACTAGTACATTTATTTGAAGAGTATCCCAAATATTATGAGTTTTTTCAAAAGTCTGTAGAGATGGGAAGAGAAGTTCTACTTGATAATTCAATATTTGAACTGGGAGTTTCTTTTAGTCCTGAAAGATTTGCTTACTGGATAGAACAACTGAAGCCAACGTCATATATTATCCCTGACGTTCTAGAGGATATGAAAGGGACTATAAGGAGTGCCTCTAAGTGGATAAGAACCTATAGAGATATTAAGAGTGAAAAGATTGGGGTAGTACAGGGTAGAACCGTGTTAGAGATAATTGAATGCTATGAGAAGTTAATTAGATTAGGGATAGAGAGAGTTGCCATACCGTTTGACTATTCTCTATATGAGAGAATCTTCCCCCATTCAAATAAATTAGTATCTTGGGCTTTCGGCAGGGTAGCCCTAATTAATTATCTGATAGAAGAAGAGATAATAGACTATGAAGTAGAACACCACTTATTGGGCTGTGCACTCCCGCTAGAATTTAGTTTCTATAGAGATGATAGATATAGTTTCTTGACATCTCTAGATACCTCAAATCCAATTATGATGTCCTTAGATAATAAAGACTATGAGCACTATATCCCACTACTTGAAAAGCCAAAAACAAAACTATTTGAATTAATCAAGTGTGATATGACAGTTGAGCAGTATCACTTGGTGTTAAAGAATACAAAATATTTTAGAAAACTAGTAAAACTGTAAACATATGAAAGTAGTATTAACAGGTACACATAGTACTGGAAAGACAACATTAATCAATCGTTTGGCCATGAAGCCACAGTTTGAGAACTATCATGTTTCTTATTCAAACACAAGAGCTCTTAAGGATAAGGGACTACCTATTAATTGTGGTAAGAGTGAAGACTTTAATATAACACAGGAGCTTGTTCTAACCTTTCACATGAAAGACTTACTAAAAACAAATTTATTAGCTGATAGATGTCTAGTGGATGGTTTAGCCTATACTCAGTTTTTACATAGTAAAGATCAAGTGTCAAGTGAAACTCTAGAATTGTTTGGGCAAATGACAGCAGGCTTCTTACATGAGTATGACTTTATCTTCTACGCCCCAATCAAAGCCCCTATAGAAAAAGATGGCACAAGAGATACAGATGAGACTTTTAGATTAGCTATTGATCTTATATTATCACAAAACTTAGTCCCTAACTTAGGGAAGAGATGTTTTACTTTGCCCTCTGCCGACTTAGAGGAGAATATTGAATTTATTATGAATACTGTATTCGGTGATGTTAGAGAGGACTTAGCACCTAAAATAAAAAGTAAGATAATAAGACTGAGTGACAAGAAGGAGATAAGCAGTGGTAGAATAATTCTATAGATATGACAAACATAAATGAATATCAAAAGACAGTAACTAAGGTAAAGAAATACTCATCTAACCCTGAACTATATCTTTTAGCAAAACTAACAGAGGAAACTGGAGAGGTTGCAAAAGAGATTATAAGGAAAGTAGATGGCAGAACAGTACAGAGAGATCTTAAGAGTGAACTCGGTGATCTACTTTGGTGTATTTCAGCAATTGGTGAAAACTATGGGATTACTCTAGAAGAGGTTATAGAGGACAATCTCCAGAAATTAAAAAATAGAGATTTATTATAAAAAAAACTTAATTATAAGTTTGATGATAAGTATAAATTTTATAATTTTATAGAATATTTTTAAAAGTATGAAAAAAGAGAGAAGTATTTCCGAATCGGAAACTAATAAGATAGCTTCAAAACACCTAGGGTCTTCTGGAAGCTATGAAACACAAACAGATCACTTTGATTCTTCTTTATTGGTAATGATGCCTAGAGCAGAGGCACGAGGTGACTGGGGTATTACGGGGAATGAGTTCCAAGGATATGACATATGGAACTGTCATGAAGCAACATTCTTACTAGACAATGGTTTTCCTATAGCTGGTACACTAAAGTTTGTTTACCCATCATATAGTGTAGGGATAGTAGAATCAAAGTCGATGAAACTGTATCTAAATACATTTGATATGTGTAAGATGGGCAAGTCATTATTATTTGCTAAAATGAACTATGAAAATCAGATTAAACAAGATTTATCAAAGTTACTAGGGGTAGATGTTAATGTAGCTTTTCATCAATATCATGATAGACTATCAGCAAACACACTGTTACAGTACAACTATCTAGAGGATTCAATCAATATATCAAAACTGTCTGACTTTGATGACTATACAGCTAAGAGAGACTATAGTATTGCTCTCCCAGCACCACTGTATACAACCTCCACAGTACAGACAAACATATTAAGATCTAGATGTAGATATACCAAACAAAAAGACACTGGTACTTTCTTCGGCCTATTTAAAGGGATGATGTTTCTAAACTATACTGAGTTATTCAAGAAAGTAGTTTCAATAAGAATGTTAGATGAGTTTCATGAGTTTTGTTGTGAGAAACTATTTATAGATATGACCAAACAAGAACTAGTAGATGAGTGTATGATAGCACTACTATATTCTAGAAGAGGGTCTCTTGATATTACCCCTGTACGTTCTACAAGACTTGATTTAATACCAAAAGAATTAATAGATGTCAATATTTTGACTACAAAGACACTAGGGCAGTAGTGTGTAGATTACATTTGAAGTGTAGTCTCAGACCAACAACTATTAAATTAGGTGTGGAAGTATAGAGTTTAGAGAGTTTAAATTAATAAAAGTAAAAATAAATAAAGATGAGTAAAAAGAGAGTTGTTCTGTCATTATCAGGGGGTATGGACAGTAGTTCATTGTTAGTACATTTACTAGCAAGAGAGTATGATGTAAAACTGTTATCATTTAACTATGGTCAAAAACATTCTGTAGAACTTGAAAAAGCTAAATCCCTTGTGGAGTTTTTGAACTTGAATACTAAAGGTATCATCTCACATGATATTGTAAGTCTAGATATTGGGCATCTGTTGACTTCTTCATCTCTAGTATCTGGTGGTAGTGAAGTGCCTGAAGGACACTATGAACAGGAGAATATGAAAATGACTGTGGTGCCAAATAGGAACAAAATATTTTCTTCTATTATACAAGCAGTAGCTTTATCTTGGAGTCAAGAAACTGGTTCACCAGTAGCAATTGCAATGGGAATACATAGTGGAGATGCTACTGTGTACCCTGATTGTCGTAAAGAATTCAGAGATGCTGATTACCATGCTTTTCTCTTAGGCAACTGGGATGCAGAAAATGTATCTTACTATACTCCATATCTAGAGTTAGATAAAGGTGATATACTATTAGATGGAGAGATAAGTTGTAAAACTCTAGGCTTAGATTTTGATGAGGTTTATAAGAGAACAATGACTTCGTATAAGCCATTACAAGACCCAGCTACGGGTAAGTGGTATTCAGATTTCTTTTCAGCATCTTCAGTAGAGAGAGTAGAGGCTTTCATGAAACTAAATAGGGCAGACCCAACACCATATGCAGAGAAGACTGATAGTGGTTTAGTAAAGAGGGATTGGGACTATGTTACAGCTTGTGTAAATCAAATATTAATGAATAACGACTCTAGAAATGAAGCATAATATTACAAAGAGTTTTGATTTCTGTTATGGTCATAGAGTACACAACCAGAAACTAAACCCAGACTATGCAGTTGATACCTGTTTAGTCTGTCGTCACTTACATGGGCATCAGGGCCAAGTTATTATTAAATTAGAGGCAGACTACTTAACAGATGGTATGGTAACTGACTTCAAGCATCTAGGTTGGTTTAAGAAATGGGTGGATGATACTCTAGATCATAAGATGATAATGGATATCAATGACCCAGTTATATCATATGTATACCCTTTAATTACTGAAAAGAGGATAGATGATTACAGAAGTAATATGTTTATGAATGATATGGGAAGTAAGGCATTTCTTAATCTAAGCCCTTCAATATATGAAAGTGAGCCCTTAGCAGTACAAGAGATCTATGAAGGCTTAGTAGTTGTAAACTTTGTACCAACTTCTGAGAATATCTCAGCATGGTTATACGAGGAAGTTAAAAAGAAAATGTTCCCACTTGGAGTGACTGTTACTTCTGTAGAATTCAAAGAAACCCCTAAAACAAGTGCAATTTATGGACTATAGTAAAATACAGCCAATACAGGAGCTATATACTTGTTTACAAGGAGAGGGCAAATTAATGGGAGTACCACATATTCTTATAAGAACTACGGGTTGTGTATTAAGATGTCAATTCAGTGATACTGATTTCTGTGATTCTTGGTACACCTCTTGGCACCCAATGAAGGGAACAATTAGTTTAGAGGTTATAGAGAACATGTTTAGAAAGAATGAGCATATTAGACATACAATGATAACTGGGGGCTCTCCAACTATGCACCCAGAACTTTTACAAGAGTTATGTCTTTTAGCTAAGACTTATGGACACTATATTACAATAGAAACTGAAGGTTCAGCATTTGTTCCTACAGTAGCTGATATGATTAGTCTATCCCCTAAGTTTAGAAACTCAAAGCCAAGAGTAGGGACAGTTACTCCATTAGGTAGAGATGTAACTAGGAAAGACATTACTAAGCATGAAAAGTATAGAAAGAAATGGCACGTGATGAAAGAGATGATACACTATCATGATAGTTTTCAGATTAAGCCAGTAATTTCTACTTTAGATGAAACTAGAGAGCTTTTAGAGCTTTTAGAGCTTTTAGAGTTTCTAGAGGTAGGAAAAGAGAGTGTCTATCTAATGCCAGCAGGTGGGACTAGAGAAGAACTAGAACCAAAGAGAGTTAAATTAATGGAGTACTGTGTAGCCAAAGGCTATAACTATACAGAAAGATTACATATTATAGCCTATAATAATAAAAGGGGAGTTTAAGATGAGAAAACTAAAAGTGTATCAGATATGGTCAATGACCACAACAAATCAATGGGAGTCAGAAACTAGTGGGTGGATCTTATCAGAGACTGATCTGCCATTGCCTGATGATGTTAAGATAGTAGATATTGAACTAGATAGGTATGGTAACCCAATAAGAGGCTTTGCAGAAATGCCAAATGAGTTAATTATTGATCTAGCCTCTAGATGTTATGGCGAGTTTTTAAGAGTACTAGGGTATGACTGGACTAAGAGCCCACATATGGCAGATACCCCAAGAAGAGTTGCTAGGGCATGGGTAGAAGACTTAGCAAGAAGTGACTTTTCAGATCCGCCAAAAGTAACTGACTTTGAGAATGATGGGAAGTATAGAGGGATGGTAGTTGTTAGAGGGATTAAAGTTAATTCAATGTGTGCCCATCACAATCTACCATTTACAGGAAGAGCTCATATAGGGTATCTTCCTGGAGAAACAGTGATAGGGTTATCTAAGTTTAATAGAGTGGTAGACTATATTTCTCGAAAGCCAACAGTACAAGAGAACATAACACAGGAGATACATGATTATCTAGATTCAGTAGCTAAAGGGAATAAGGGAGTAGCTGTTGTGGTAGAGGCAGAACATATGTGTGTAGCTTGTAGGGGAGTAAAGGACGAAAGTAGTGATACTGCTACTCAAGTTTTGAGTAAGGAGTTTTATGATGATCAGAAAACCAGAGAAGAGTTTTACACTTTATTAAATTTAAAGAAATAGAGACAGCTTTCCCTTATGAAAAAACAAGTAGATGTCTCACAATTTTGTGAGATAATTAGAACCAGCTTAGAAGACTTAGTAGATGATACTAGACTAGAAAGAGGCCCTAAAAGGGCTGTAAGAATTAGTCATGACTGTTTCCTTTTTCAAAATCTAAGATTCTCAATAGAAAAGAGATCAATCAATGTCAGAAATATTAAAGTAGATAGAGATGAGTATGCTATTATTTACAGATTTGGTAGGAGAAGAGAGACCAAGTCTTATTTCTATAAAACCTCACTTCTTCTAAACAGACAGTTAATAAAGTTTACTAATCTGTGTATAGATGAGCTTAATCATAAGTGATAAACAGTTATTTTTAGACTGTTGTATAATGACAAAGAGTGAATTCTATAAAGTGTATTCCTCTTGGTTTGATAATTGGAGTAAAGAGTATAGTGATAATATCTTCTGTAAACTTAGAGAATTTATAGTAGAAAATGAAGTCTATGTATACATAGACTTGCCAAAGAGTAGAAAGAATAGAGATGATAGACCAGAGCCTAAAAAGATACCTTCATACAAATCTTTTCAGATATAAAGAAGAAGGGAGACTGATTGACATAGACGGTAAACTATTTTACTTTCATGATGTTGAAAAACCCGTATTAAATGATAATGGAGAGTTGTCATTAGTATTCAACAGTGAATTGTTGGATATAGTTTTAGAGTCCTTAGACAGTTTATATGGGATTATCTTTAAACTTGGCCCTTGGTATCTTTATACCAGAGCAGACTCTTTAGCACATGTAGATCTAGAAGAGTTAAAGTATATTGGAACTTGTTCACAACAGGTGTATTTTGATTCTTATTTAGGCATACATGGCAGGTATGAGAGAATGTGTGGCGTTGGAGAGTATCCTGACTGGGTAGAAAAAGCTAAGTTTTTAGGGTACAAGACTCTAGGGATTTGTGAAAAGGGTACACTTGGAGGTATTCTACAGTTTCAAAAGGCTTGTAAGAAAAAGGGAATTAGACCTGTTTCGGGGTACTCCTTACCTGTGGAGACAGGGAATGGGAGTAGAGTAGACTTAAAGTTGTATGTTAAGAATCAAGTAGGGTGGTCAAATCTACTACTCTTAAACAAGTTGCTACATACGGGAGAGTACTCTTATATAGAGATTGAGTCAATAAATCAAGATTTCAAGGGGCTAGTTTGTGTTACAGAGCCAGGCTTATCTCTAACAGATGAATTTATAAACTTTCTTCTTTCACATTTTGAGAATTGTTTTCTACAAGTAAGCGATAAAGAATATAGTTCTAATTTAAAAGACAAAGAATATCTAGAGAGTCTACAAGAATATCTAAATAATGAAGGTTGGCAGCAAAGTTTACCACCGATACTAATACACGATACTTACTGTTTAGACTCTGAACATACCCACTTAAAAGATATTTTGGTAAAACAAGGGGGTGGGGACTTTCAAAACAGTACTAGAGGACACTACTTTCATTCTTCACAAGAGCTAATGATGAAACTAATTCATCTATTTGGGAGTTCTAGATATGAAAGTTTACTAAAGAGGGGTATAGAGAGTTTAAGTTATGTTTCTGAGATATGTGACTATGTAATAGATGATACTAAGAAATTCTTGCCTAGCTATGAGATGAGTGAACAAGAGAGACTAAAGTACTCTACTAATAATGAGCTCTTTATAGCACTTCTTATAGAGAAGTTTAACAAAAAGATATCTACAGATAAGAAACAACACTGGGATAGATTAGTTAGAGAATTGAATATTATTAAACAAGGGTTTATTGACTACTTTCTAATATTGTGGGACATTTGTAATTGGTGTAGAGAACAACATATACAAGTAGGACCTGGTCGTGGTTCAGCAGCTGGTAGTCTAGTTTCTTATCTATTAGGAATAACTGCTATTGACCCTCTTGATTTTGACTTACTCTTTGAAAGATTTTTAAATGAATCCAGGATAAAGTCAGAGTTCCCAGATATTGATATTGACTTTGCTTCAGATAGAAGAGATGAGGTGATTGACTATATGAAGAACAAGTATGGGCAACAGTATGTTTGTAGAGTTGGTACATATAATACCCTACAGCTAAAGGGAGCAATACAAGAACTAGAGAGATATTATGGGAATACAACAGAGATAACAGCTGATAAGGTAACAAAGACCTTAGAGGGGGATAACTCCACTTGGAAAACTCTTATCTATGAATCTATGACTAATAAGAGACTACGACTTTATGTAGAGAATAATATGGAGATTGTGAGAGACTGTAAGTATGTTATTAACTCTATCAAGAGTATGTCAATACATGCCTGTGCAACGATTGTCGTTCCCAAATTAATAGATGAAAGTGGGAGACAGATAGATTTATTTAAACAGATCCCTGTAAGAATGGATGGAGATATTTTAGTAAGTGAGTGGGAGGGTGGTTTATTGGCAGATATTGGTTATTTGAAAGTAGATATTCTTTCAACAATACAAATGGCTAAGTTTGGCCACATAATTGATTTAGTTGAAAAGAATACAGGTAAGAGAATCAGTGTTGATGATATCCCCTTAGATGATGATAGTATATTTGACTTATTTAGAAGAGGTTTGAATCAAGATGTGTTCCACTTTGGCACAAAAGGGTTAACAGGTTATCTAAAGTTGGTACAACCATTTCACATAGAAGACTTAGTAGCTACTATTTCACTATATAGGCCAGGTGTTATGGCTTCAGGTACACATATGAGATATATTGATTTAAGAAGAGGTATTGAAGAGATAGTATATGATCACCCATCACTACAGGAGTTAACAGCAAATACCTATGGCCTCTATATCTATCAGGAGCAGATAATGAAGATAGCTCAAGTATTAGGGAACTTTACCCTAGTAGAAGCTGATGGTGTTAGAAAAGCAATGGGTAAAATGATAAAGTCTAAGATGGAGGAATATAGACAGATATTTCTAATCGGAGCAGAAAAGAATAACTGTGAAGAGTCTAGAGCTGTAGAGATATGGAATAAGATGGAGGTGTTTTCTTCTTATGGGTTTAATAAATGTATCTCAGGTACTGAAGGCATATATAGAGTTGGTTTGAACTACTCAGGCAGTAGTGCCTTTAACCCAACAATTGCAGAAATGTATAAGATTAAGAATGATAAGAAATATGCGAAGCTAATAAGTAGACTATCACTACATGAGTCTTATAACTATAGAGGTTATGGTACAGGGTTTTCTTTAAATAAGGAAAATGTACTTATAAAGAATAAGATCATAGATATTAGATATGAGGGAGTTAGAGAAGTTTTCAAAATTACACTTGAAGATGGGAAGACTATTCGTACAACAGATAATCATAAATATCCTACACAAAGAGGAGAAGTGATACTTAGAGATCTAACTTTAGATGATTGTTTATTTGTAAATACAGGTTATAGATCGGAAGATACTGTATATAGATTCACAGATAAAGACAGATCTAGTGAAAAGGGACTTGGGACTAGACTTGTTAAGATAAAGAGTATTGAGAGTATAGAGAGAGAGGATGTGTATGATGTAGAAATGGATAGTCCCAGTCACACTTTTACTACACAGGAGGGAGTAGTAACTTGTAATAGTCATGCTGCAGCTTATTCCATTATTGGGTATCAGTGTAATTGGTTAAAGTTCTATTACCCTTTAGAGTTCTGGACTGTAGCATTAGAGTTTGCTAAAACAGATAAGATATCAATGATGGTTTCTGAAATAAATAGTTCAGGGAGAATACAAGTAAAGGCACCAGATATTAACTTGTCAGAAAAACAATTCTTTTCATCAGTGGAGAAACAGACAATTTACTGGAACTTAACACAGATAGCTTATATGGGACCAGCCGCTGTGGATGCAGTACTATTAGAGAGAGAGAGAAGTGGCAGATTTTTTAGCTTTGAAGAATTTTGTGAAAGAGTTGGTAGTGGAGTAAAGAAAACCTCTATGATTAACTGTATTGTTTCTGGTTGTTTTGATGAGATTGAAAGTATCAAAAAGCCTAGAGAGAGATTCAGATTGATAGAGAAGTATATGTTTACCATTAGAGATGATTTTAGGCTTAAGAAAGAAGATAAGAAGCTAGTGGTAGAGATTAAAGAGAAGTATAGGAATGACTTATACTCTCTACAACATAAGTTAGATGAAATACAATGGCAGTATCTACCATCAGAGTATGTAAATAATAGAGAGAATGACTACTATTGGGTTCTTAAGCAGAGTGACATTAGTAAGATCAACCTTCTTAACTATAGTCGACTAGTAGAGGACTTTAAGATAAAGGGAGAAGTTCTATTAGAGGAGGATTTTTCAAAGGAAGTAACTAAGAGTGGTAAGAAGTTTGTATTGCCAGGTATACTAGTAGATGTACAGATAAAATTGACTAAGACAAATAAGAGTTACTGTATTGGATTTCTACAACAAGGCTCATCTACTATTGCATTTAGAATGTGGTCAGAGGCAATGGGTAAAGGGGACATGACAAAGTTTAAAGATGGTGCACTGGTGATACTAAGAGGGAAGCTGTATCTCAATGAATTTTTTGGTAGTAATGAGTTTTTAGTAGAAGGCTTTACAGAGATAATATAAAATAAATAATAAAAAAGTTGGATAGTATAAAAATTATACTTAGTTTTAGGGATTAATTACAAAGTAATAAATGGAACAAGAGGAGCAATTAAAACTAAGCTTTGACTTTAAGGGTAAACAAATAGTATTAGTTTTCCCTGACTTTACAACAGAGATTAATGTTGATGAAATTATGGCTATTGATTATCACAATCTGTTTGCTGAAATTATTACCATACCAGCATTGATGAATAGAGTAGGGTTGTGGAAGGCAGAGGCAGATAACACATTTAGTTGTTATAAGTTGGAGGTTGAGATAAAAGAGGCTCAACTGTATGAATACTACTCTAAGGACCTAGTTTGTGACATAATAAACTCTTCGGGGAAAACACAAAAGAAGTACCCTTCAGGAGATGCTATTTTACAAGCTATTGTTAGAGATCCCATAGGTAGCTTAATGAGAAAAAAACTACTTAGGCTTAGAAAAGAGGCTGACTATCTAGATTCATTCTACTGGTCAGTAAAGGCTAAGGAGACAAAATTGAATAATCTTTCACATACTTTGACACCTGAGGATATGCAGAAAGACTTAGTCAATCAGAAGTTCAATGATATATTAATCAAGGTGAAACAAAATTTAATCTAAAGAGAGATGAGTTTAAGAGAACAGTTTAAGGCGACAGCCATGTCTGATTTGAATAATCAGCAAAAAGAATTTGATGCAGTCTTTGATAGTGAAGGCTCTTATCTTAGTCTAGAGGTAGGAAAGAACAAAATTAGAATCTTCCCAAAACACCCTGGTACAGCTAGTTTTATCTACCCAAAGGGAGTACACTTTTTACCAATTCAAGTAGAGGAAGACGGTAAGAAAGTAGTTAAAAATAAGCCAGTATGGAGTGGCTTATATCACTCAGAACACAAGAAGTGTATTATTGATGAGTACATCAGTCAAGTTTGGCTACTAAGTAAAAGTATTACTGATAAGAAACAGAGAGAAGAGTTTGTTGGAAGACTTACAGCCTTCAAGTCAGGTATCGGGATGTCTAGAACATGGGTAGTATATGCAAACTTGATTAAGGGTACCAGTAAGAAGTTTGGCATTCTAGAACTAAAGACTTCAGTAAAGAATGCCATGAATGCTCTAGCCTCTAACATGGATGATGGTTCATCTATGATTACCACAGATCCCTATACAGACCCTGATACAGGCATTTGTATTTATGTGACCTATGATAATAAGCCCGTTAGTGGAAAGGCTGAAGACTACTATAAGACAGGGCCTGATATTATGGGACCAACTAAACTTACTGATGCTGAATTGGATATCTTAGAAAAAGCTAAGTCACTAGAGGATATCTATACTAATTGTTATAGAAGATCTGATTTCTTATTAGCTTTAGAGGGTCTTAAGAGATTTGATGAAGCTGAAGAAGACTACAATATCTTCTCTACAGACCATTGGGCTGAAATAGTAGAGCAGTATAGCGATCTTTATCCTGAAGAAGAGCAAATTAAAGAAGCTACAGAAAGTAGTACTAAAATAGTTGGAGAGTCTTCTCCTGCTAAAGAGAAGTCTCTTGAATCAATAAGGGTAGGTGTTGAAAAAAAAGCTGAATCTACAGAGATAACAGCTAAGAAAAAGTATGTAAGTGATATGAATAGAGCAGAGTTGATTCAACATATCAAAGTACAAGGCTTCCCTATTCGAGTACTGCCAGAAGATACAGTTGAAGAGATTCGTTCTTTAGTACAAAGAGAAGTTAAATTGATGGGTACTCTTCCATTTAAGGAAGAAGATGATAGAGACTTGAAAGAGCAGACTAGAGAAGAGTCTATACCTGATAACCCTTTAGAATTTTTAAAGAAACAAGTAGGGTAGTTCTTTTTGATATGAAGAAAGTTTTATTTTACTTAGTAACAGACCTTCATATTGATGATAATAGTGGAGAGTTAGTAACAGAATCTTTAGAGTCAATTTTTAAGGAGATGGTTGCTAACTCTATCTCTACTCTTGTTATCAGTGGTGATATCTTTAACTTTAGAAAGTCTCAAACTCTAATAACAATTGACTATTGGGGGCAGATACTAGAGATGGCAGAAAAGTATGACATTCAGATAATAGTTATCCCTGGGAATCATGATAAGATGAGTTATTCCAGTGAGAAGAGTTATCTTGATGTCTTTAGATATCACCCACACTTTAGATTAGTCAGAGAGACAGAAGTTTTGACATTTGATAACTTAAATGTATGGCTTATTCCTTTCTTTGAGGAAAAAGAGACTTATTCTAAATATTTGGGTAGAGTTGTTCAGTCTAGTTGTGATAGTATTCTAATTACACACATAGCAGTTAATGGGGTTAGAAATAATGATGGGACTGAGATACAGGAGTCTTTATCGAAAGAAAAGTTTAGTCAGTTCAAGCAAGTATATGTGGGTCATTACCATGATAGACAGATTATTGACAATATTGTTTATATAGGGTCAATAATGCAAAGAAACTTTGGAGAAGACCAGTATAAGGGATTTACTAAGATTTTTAATGATGGTTCATATGAGTTTGTAGATAAAGAGTTTCAAGTATATGAGACTGTGAAGTTGAATTATTCAGATACTATTGCTGATGATCTGGAGAAGCTATCTAAGATTGAACTGTCTAAGCACCTCAAAGTAAGAGTAATACTGAATGGTACAAAAGAAGAACTAGACTCTCTAAAGAAACTTCAAGTAATGAGAATTTTAGATAATAGTGGCTTTGTAATGAAGAGTGACTATATATCAGTAGATAAGGTCGAACTAGAATTAGCAGAATCTTTCACACCATTTACAAAAGATAATCTCTTTACAGAGTGGGATGAGTTTTCAGAGTTGAATAGTATAGATAAAGAAAAGGGTAGAGAAACGTTAAAGCTATTATTAGAGTAGAATGGGAAAGAATTTAACAGATGCAATTAGCCAGCTGAATAAGACGTATGGCGAAGGGACTATACTTAGAGGAGAGAGCGTGCCTAGTGTAGGGCCAAGAATTAAGTCAGGCAGTATAGACTTAGATATTGCTTTGAATGGAGGCTATGCAAAGGGAAGAATTGTAGAAATTTATGGCCCTGAATCTTCAGGGAAGACTACACTTACTTTACATGCAATAGCAAATGAACAAAAAAATGGAGGCATTGCCGCCTTCATAGATTTTGAACACTCTTTTGATAGAGAGTATGCTCAAGCACTTGGGATAGATTTGGAAGAACTTATATTTGTACAGCCAACAACAGCTGAAGAGGGATTAGAGATTTTAGATAGATTAATTCGAACTGGAGAAGTCAGTTTAACAATTGTGGACTCTGTAGCTGCCATGGTCCCTAAGTCAGAATTAGATGGTGAGATGGGTGATCAAAGTATTGGTAAACATGCAAAGTTAATGTCACAAGCTATGAGGAAGCTTACAGGGATTGTAAGTCAGAATGAATGTTGTTGTATATTCATTAATCAGCTGAGAGAAAAAATTGGTGTAATGTTTGGTAGCCCTGAAACAACAACTGGTGGGAATGCACTTAAGTTCTATGCATCTCAGAGACTAGATATTAGAGGAGGTGTTAAGGTTGTTGATAGCTCTAGTGGTTCAGATATTTTAATTGGGACTGAGACTAAGGTTAAAGTAGTGAAGAACAAAGTAGGTTCTCCCCACAAAATTGCAACTTTCTTAATTGAATATGGGAGGGGAATCTTAAGAGAGAGAGATATTCTAAGAAAGTCAGTAGAGTTGAAAATTGTAAATAAGGCAGGCTCCTGGTTCAATTATGGGGAGACTAAGCTAGGACAAGGCGAGAATAAAGTAGTTAGACTATTGATGGAGAATGTAGACCTAGCAGATGAACTAGAGAGTGAAATCATAAAAAACTTAAGCAATGTGGAGAATTAAAGAAGTAGCTTTAAAGAACTTCATGTCATATGAGGATCAGGTAATAGTCTTCAAAGAACAAGAAGCTACTATTATTCAAGGCGTTAACTTATCAAATGAAGGCTTTGAGAATAATGGCTCAGGAAAGAGTGCTATCTTAGAGGGAATTGTAGTTTGTATTGTTAATTTGTCACTAAGGAAAGGTACAACCCCAAAGGATTTAGTTAGAAGAGGGGAAGTCGAATGTAGTATTCACATAAAAATGTTTAATAGTATTACTAAAGAGCATCTAGAAATAGAAAGAGCTTTTTTCTCTAATACGAAACCATCTACACTGAAGATTTCTATTAATGGTGTTCATCAGAAAGAGATTATTTCAGTTAGAGATGGTGATAAGTTTATCTTAGACAAACTTGATATAACAAGGGAAGATTTGTTAAACTATTATTTGATTTCATCTGAGAAGTTTGAGAGTTTTTTCTCAATATCTGATACTGCAAAGAAAAGCCTCATTGGGAGATTTTCAAATAGTAACATTATAGATATTGTAATAGAGAAGATCAAGACAGCTAGAACTATAATTGAAAGACAATCAAGAACTAAGCAAGATCAAATAATTGGTTGTACCTCTACAATTGAAAGCTATGAGGAACTGATTAGAGAGAAAGAGGAAGACACCCCGGAAACTGCTGAAGAGCTTAAGAAGATGATACAAGTGAAGATTGCCGAGACAGAGGAGTCTTCAAGAAGCTATTCAGCTATAATAGCAAGTACAGAACTTTTGAAAACTGAAACTTCTTTAGAGTTGTCTGAAGTAAAGACAGAGATAGAGAGTTTAGAGAAGAAGAAACAAGATCTGAGTGCTGAAGATTTACAGTTAGAGATAGAGAGACAGAAGTTGAAGAATACTCAAGGTGAGGTAGAGATAATTCATAAACAGTTAGAGATGAAGCTTGTTTCATCCGTAGAGTGTCCTGGTTGTAAGCTAGTGTTTAACCCTAACAGTAAAGAGACTGTTGATGTGGTAAAGATTAAGGATACTATTAGTGTAGCTGTTAGCTATTTATCAAAGTTAGAGAAAGACATTTCTCAAGTACAAGCTAAAGAAACTCAAGTATCAACTAAACTTATACTCTTAAAAACAGAAATAAATAAGAAGTCTATAGAGAAGTCCAGACTTAGTAATGAAATAGTAAGATTAGAGGGTATTATTTTAACTAATAATACAAGAATAGATACCTGTACTAGTTTAGTTTCAGATTTGACTAAGTCGATTAATTCTGTTCAAGAAGTAGATATTTCTACAATTATTAGAGATTTAAGGAAGAAGAGTAATGAAGAGGTGGAGAAGAAACTTGTATATGAGAAGGAGAAGCTAAAACTAGAAGAAGAGGTAGAGAAGTCTTCTTATTGGATAGTCACTTTTACAAGATTTAAGACACATCTATCGAATAAGGTGATTAAAGTGATTGAGTGTTTTATCAATGAGTATCTAGGCAGAATGTCAACAGATGTTAGAATTCAGATAGATGGTTATAAGATGAACAAAGATAATACTATTAAGGAGTCTATTTCAGTTTCACTACATAGAGACGGGGAAGATGCCTCTCTTTCTACCTTTTCTAATGGTGAAAGAGCTAGAGTAGAGATAGCAGCTATATTCGCTATCCAGAAGCTAATCAATACTTCTATACAGGAGAGTTCATCAACAGGTGGACTAGAGTTTACTTTTCTTGATGAAATCATTGATTCTGTAGATTCACTAGGAATGTTCAACATTATGAAGACTCTACAAACTCTAAAGAAAACAATAAGTGTAGTTTCACATGTAACCTTCAAGGAGCATTCAGAGAATCTTTTTAATACAGTAACAGTAGAGAAGGAGAATAAGATATCAATAATAAAATGAAATATATTTACTTAGTTACAGGGCCAATTGACAACTCAGTCAATCTAATTGAAAAGTATAGACTTGAAGGGTATGAACCTGTTTTAGTAGTAGATGGGACAACACTTAGAGGTAGAGCTTGTGGGCCTGTCATATTTGATGGGAATTGGAAAGACAGATGGAATATACAGGAGATATTAGAGTCTATAGAAACTTTTGAGTATATGTATAAAGATAAGATAGAGGGAGAAGAAAGAAACGAAATAAACAATTCAGAAGAATTTTATGATTATGGAATCGAATAAAAACATTTCTAGATGAAAATTAGATTTATAGGGATTGACCCAGGAAAAGATGGAGCTATAAGTTGTCTAGATGAAGTTGGTAGAGCCGTACACTGCTCTGTTTCTCCTAGATTAGGGGAGAAAGAATTTGATATAATAGGGATGGCTAAGTTGTTACACTCATATACAAGTGATTGTGATTTCTTTGTGATTGGGCTAGAGGACATACATGCCACTACTGTAGGTGGGAATACCGGAACTTTTACAATGGGTAGGGGGAAGGGACTATGGGAAGGTATTATTAGTATGTACTCCTTAGCAGTTCCAGGTAAGTTCAGATTGATACTACCAACTCCAGGCAGATGGCAAAAGTTAGTTTGGGAAGACACCTATATTCAGTATGAAAAGAAGCCGGGTAATAAGTCTAAGACAGTAAATACTAAGGCTACATCCTTGTTAACTTGTACACACTTATTTCAGGGTTTTGATTTAAGAAAGAGTAGTAGAGCTCGGAACCCACATGATGGTATTGTAGATAGTCTACTAATAGCTGAGTACTGTAGAAGAAAGTATTATCAAGAGATTAAATGACATTTCTGTGAAAAGTTTCTTACATTTAGACTTACTTAAAGTTAAAGAGAGAATTATATGACGGATAACAACTTCAAATGCCCTAAAACGGGGAAAGAGTTCTTTATACAGAACTACAGAATTCTAGGGAACAATAGATACTCTGATTCAAGAGGTAGACCACTTTGTTCCTCAGAGGGAGTAGAATTAGAATTTATTGAAAGGGATAGAGGCTTCCCCGTAGCTGTATTTGGTACCACTAATGAAAGGGCAGCTAAGAATCAACAGTTTTTTAAAAAAGTGGCAGATAAACATGCTAATTCACTAGATATGAAGATTCAAAAACGAGAGAGGACTAAAGAGGAACTAAAGAGATATACAAACAAGTAGAGTATGAATAGATATGACCAAACTAAGAAAGCCAGTATTAAGGAGTTTATTTTACTTCTAAATAAGCTGAAGTATACAGTAGTAGATATTAATGGAGAGTTTTATGTTATTAATGAGTTTGAAACTCAAGACCCTAGTTCAAGTATTTTTGAACATACACTTTATGGTAGAGATGTAACTACCTTAGTAGAGAATAGTATTGATAATCTAAGTGTGGATACATACAGACAGAGAGTTGTTATTACAAATATCTCAAATCTGCCAGAAGTTCGAAGAAGATTCCACAAAGACATAGTGTATACTATCTATGCTAGTACAGTCTAGTCACTATCAGTTATCTTTTTCAAAAAGAGATCTTCATAGACATCTTAGAGATACTTTGAGAGTAGAGAGAGGGCATTTAGTTTCTAGATTAACCTCAAAAGAAGTAGATAGAGTATATGACTTTTTATTAGGTATATCATCAGTGTCGAAAGAAGTAGAAGTAACAGAACAGAGTTTACTTAAAGCTGGGTATTATTATTTATTGCATAATTTAGAGAGTTAATGAGAAACAGTTATCTGAAGATACCTAAAAAGTTACACAACTTTTGTAAAAAGAAGAATTGTCTAAATGAAGTAGTAGTCTACTACCAGTTGAAGATAATAAATTCTAGTGGGTACTTTAGAGAGACTACCATTATTTCAAAAATGCTTACATCAGGGATTAGCAATACTGAGTCCTCCTGTTACTACAAACTAAGAAAATGTATTAGACTAGGTGTAGTTAAGAAAACACAGAAGGGTTATCAAGTAGTTTCATATGATGATCTCTTCTCTTTACTAGGTTATGATCTACAATACAATTATAAGAGAAAAAGAAAAGGGTTCTTTAAGATCTTCAAAACTAGAGAACTTATAGTAGAAAATGTTAAGAGTTGGATTCAGTATGTAGATATTCGAGACAGTTTGAAACAACAGAGACTAAACTTATATCAATCACTTCGAGGTCATAAAACACACCCCGTATCTTTAAGCCACCATACTCAGTCAAGCTGTATAGAGATTCTAGACCAGTTTACTAGTAATGACATTGTGCAGCTTTATGATGAATATCGAGATGATTTGAATGGGTACATATATTCTTTGTTGTCAGGGAAGTCAGAATATAAGAGAGAACTGAACCTGGATGTGACACTTTCATTGAAGGGAGTATGTAGAGTATTAGGCTTAACTAATGTATCCTCAGCTAGAGATATATTAACTAGCTTAGAGTTATCAGGTTTTTTACAAGTTACGAAAAGATTGGTTAGAACTGAAATTATTTCTTCAAACATATATTATAGAGTGATTGAGGGTCAGAGATATGCTAACCTATCTAATAAACTGGTTTGTCTTGTTTAAGTTGTGAATTGCTTTCAAAATTGTATTTTAGCTTATAATTCCCAGTTTAAGAAATTAATACTACTTTAATCCACTAGTAGAGAGATATGATAGTTTATCTAAAGAGCATAGAGACCTGCTAGACAAGATGGATGAAGAGTTAAGAGATCAATACTATAGTAAGAAGAGATAAAAGAAGAATAAGATGACTAAAGAAGAGTTTGCAGAAAAGTACGGGGTATAACTCCATCCCAGAGATGGGCAGAGCCCAGATGAATGTCAGAAAACAGCTACTAGTAGATTTAGATTCAGTGATTGATAGTTCTCAAAGAGAACTGATAGTTAGCTTAAGAAAAAGAATTAAAGCCTCTACATCAATAGAACTGGTAGATTAAAAATTATTTTTAAAATATTTTAAAAATAATTAAAGAAAAAGTTTGTAAGTATAAAAATTATACTTAGTTTTATACTATATAAAAGGTCAATTATTAACTTAATAATTTTAAATCATGAAAATCACAATCCAAGTACCAGGTTCAATCATTGAATCGACTAAGAGTCTTCTACCTCAAGAGGTAACAGATCAGCAACTAGAGAAAGTAGTTAGAGCATTCTTTCTAGAATCCATAGGTGGAGAAGGCAATGTAATCAATCATCAGATGAACGTTGACATGTTTATCAATAGTATCACAGAAAGTGGAGAACTGGATGAAATCCTAAGAGAGAAGAAGTCAGACACGAGAACTAGAAGAACAAAGGCACAAATTGCTCAAAGCGAGTACAACAAAGAAGTTGATTCCTATAATTGGTTCATCTACAATACAATTGACAAGAGAGTTACCTCAGGTTGGGAGTTCAAGAGTGATGCCAAAGATCTAATTGAGAACAGTGAATCCCAAGATTACGAAAAGATATTTCATAAGTCTACACTAAGAAGGCTTGGGATAGATATAGACTCAGTTCTAAATCAATTGAAATCATGAGAGAGCTTACTAGAGAGATCATAAGATCAATTAGACAAGACCCAGCACAGTCCATCAAGGATGCAGTAGGGATAATCATAATATTTACAGTAGGGTACTTCCTACTACTTCTAGCATCAATTTAATATGCCAAAGTCAGTTATTCACAGAAAAACTAAAAAATGAAAATAGCAGCTTATCAAACAGACCCAACACTCGTAGTTGGAAGTTCAGCAGGGATGAATTTCTCTATTGAAGAAAACGGAGTCATCTTTGATATTCTTAGGGACAAGATGTACTCAAACAAAGTAGGTTCCATAGTTAGAGAGGTGGCATCTAATTCAAGAGATGCCAATCGGGAAAATGGGAATGCAGACATGCCAATCTCTATCATCATTACACAGCAGTATTCTGAGATTCTTCAAGATCAGTATTGTATTATCTTCAGAGACTCAGGTATGGGTATTAGCCCTAACAGAATGGCAGATGTATTTGTGAAGTATGCAGCCTCTACTAAAAGAGGTACCAATGCCCAAACAGGTGGGTTTGGCTTGGGAGCCAAGACTCCATTTGCTTACACAGACTCATTCTATATCAACACAACAGCTATCAACTACAAAGGAGAGAAGAGACAATACTTCTATAATGCCCTAATCGATGATTCAGGCACTGGTAAGATGATATTGCTATCAGAGAGTCTAACAACAGAACCAACAGGTACTGACATTATTCTACCACTAGTAGAGAGTGAGGATAGAGCAACATTCGCTGATGAGGTGATGTATTACACATCGCTCTGGGGGAAGTCTATCATACTTGTAGAAGTTTCAAGATACTCCCAAAAAGTTTTAGATAGCAAAGACATTATTGTAGATGATGAATCATTAGTCATAGTAAAGACAAACTACTACAGCCCATACCGAAGTGGAGTATATTGTCTAGTAGATGGGATACCATATCCTATAGACACTAGAATATCAGAGAGAATCACTAGTCTGAAGAACAGGTTAGAGGGCTATGCTATATTCTTGAAGTTTAACACTGGTGATATTTCAGTTACAGCCACCAGAGAAGGGATTGAGTATAATGAGGAAACTAAAAAAGCAATCGATTCAGCCTTTGGCAAACTATCTAGATTGATGATTAAGAAGTTTTCAAAACAAGTTAATGAGATGTCTTATCTTGACTGTGTCAGAGGAGTAATATCGACATTTTCTAAACAACAGTCTCTATTTCAAAAGAGACTCTTTGAGCAAACATTGGAGGGTAGTGTGTCAGTAATATTTGACAGGTACACTGATGAGATAGATATACTGAAACAGATCTTCTACAAAGGACTTAGTTTACAGTCAATTCTAGAGAAGTACAAGTCTATGAAGTCTCTAGAGATTAAGAAAGATTTTGAAGTTATTGAGGTCAATAAATCTGACCCAGAGAAGTATAAAGTAACTCAGAACCCTAATATTCTCAAGATATCAGAATACCCAATTTACTTGCTAGATAGTAAGAAGGATAGGAGAAGAAACTATACCATCTTTGATAATACAGATAAACAGAAATTCTATTTGATCAGGCCTTTTGGGAAAAAGATAGAGGACCCGTTGTCCTCATCACAGTATGATATTTTCTCAAATATGGTCTTTACATTTGATATAGAGATTAGTAACTACTCAAGTGTAGAGAAAAAAATCTTAGACCCTAGTATTGTAGAACCAGGTATATACGTGCCAGGGGAAACAGTACAAACTAGATGGAGAAAGATTCTTCACTTCAATTATGAAGGCTTACCTTTAGTGGTAGAGGTTAATAGAAAAGATCTCTCTTATAAGGAGTTTAGAGGGGATAAGTATCTTACTTTTGTAGTACCCTCACTATCAGAGTTCTCATGTGATTGCTCTTTTATTAATATAGCAGATGAAATGAAGTATAAGATCTACGTTACGTCAGAGAAGACACACCAACTATACTTTAAAACAGAGACTGTCTTCAGTCTGAAAGATCAAAGTACCTTAAAGAAAAGATTAGAGAAAGAGAAAGTGTCTAGTCTACGAGGGAGTATAGACATGAAGTTGTTAAGTGAATCCTTAGTTGCTAAACACAATTTCTACTCTCTATCAGATAGAGACTATTTCTATTATAGAAACCATGACAATATGACACTTAACAGTTTGATATTATTAGGGTTCTATAGTCCCACAGTACAGACTCTATGTAAAGTCCTATTAAAGGTAGAGCCAACAATAGAGTTAGTAAAGTTTCTCTTTTCAGAGAGAGAGAAGATAGAGGGACTAAACTCCTATCAATCTCACTATATCAACTCTCTAAGAAAGTTGAGAAGTAGACTCAACAGTAGAGTGAATTTTAATGTCAAGATAGGGAACATTCTAGAAAGAGAAGTAAATAGAAGCCCTCTAGTAAGACAGTACATAAGAGGGAACAATAATAACATATCAGTTGACAGAATAGACCAGTTAGTAAAAGAACTATCAATATTAAAAACTTTATCATGAAAAACAAGAAGAGATTGCCGAGACTAAGAATTAAAGCTACAGTTACTAGAGAGACCATTACACTTGTATTGGACAAACGAATAGTAGTAGTTAAGAAAAACAAGTACCCTGATCAGTTCAACGAACTTCATCAGTTACTAAAAAAGAAAAGTGGGCCTAGAGAGATTGAAAACAATTTTGATCACTATTTGACTCTAGTTAAGATTGACGGACAAGAAATTGTTCAAATAACATCTGACTATACAGGCCGAGTAAAGCTTAGAAATACATCTAACTATGTACCAGCAGATGTTCTTAAGAAGTTAATGGAACTAGAGAGTGTTGATAATGAGTCTATGTTATCCATCTTGAAGTTCTGGTATAAGTTAGACCGAAATCCATCTGCTAGTAGCAGACAACAGCTATTTAGGTTCATTATCATGAATAACATACCTATCACGGAGGAAGGTGATATCGTTATGGAGAAGGGAGTTAAGAGGGCAGGCTCATTACTGGTAGATATACATACTAGTAAAATTGATAACTCAATTGGTAGGGTTGTATCAATGAATAGAGATGAAGTTCAAGATAACCCAAAACAAACCTGTTCTTCAGGGCTACATTGTGCACCGCCTGACTATGTTAGACAATGGTATAATAATGATATAATTGTTAAAGTTTTAGTTAACCCTGTAAATGTAGTTTCAGTACCAGTAGACTATGAATCTAGAAAAGTAAGAGTTTGTCAATATCAAGTGATTGGGTACTCTAATTATAGTACAGCCCCAATTAAAGGGGGCTCAGTTGTAAAGCTTTCAGATCTAATAGAATCAGATGAGGTGATGTCTAAGACAGAAAAGAAGTCTACTAAGAGGGTAGTAGAAGACAATGTTACTCAATCTGATAATACTCTAATCGGTAATATCCCAGACTTTAGTTTGATGAAGGCAGCTGAGATTGTATCTTATGTGAAAGAGCACTATAATCAAGAGATTACTCTTACTCTCAAGAATAAGAGAGGGATTGTAAAAAGAGCCACTACTATTGCCCAAACAGTTCAAGTAGAGAAACATTTTGAAGAAAAAGCTCCAGAAATAGTAGTAGAGAGAGAAAAAACTATAACTTTACCTGGCACAATATCAGAGATGATCCGAGTAGCTAAGAGTAGATTGAATGAGTACATACACAGGGTAGATGGTAAGAAAGCAAACAAGATTCAAGTAGTATCTGAGTTTATCAGAGTGTTTACCCAAGCTAACTATAAAGTTAAGAAGTAATGAGTGCCTATATTCAAGTATGTGTCACACATACAAGACTTTTCAGAGCCAAGGTGACTCCCAAAGATGATCCCATCTCTAGATATGAGGTAACTGTAGGAGGGAGAGAATGGAAAAAGGGAAAGGGTTCAGAGTATAGAGAAGAGATACTCTCTAAGTGTAGGGGAACTATCACTAAACTACAACATGAAATAGAAGAGGCTTAATGAAACGATATAGATTCAAAGTCTGTAAGAGACTAGTAAGAACATACAGAAAGATGATGAAGAGTCTGGGAGCAGAGAAGATTATAGTAGTAAAAGAGGAGATGATGTACTTTAGTACAGATGATATATTTAAAGTAGAGAGACATTTCAATAAGTTAGGGATAAAGTTAACTGAAGTAAAACAATAATTATGGAGAGAATAGCACTTGAAAATCAGTATAGATGTATGAGAGTAGACATGTTAGAGGTCCTATTGGAGAACAATACTGAGGATCTAAGAAGAAACTCTGTCAGTAAAGTACCACAAAGTTACAGAGACTTATGGAGTGATAGACTAGAGAGACAGAGAGAGCGGATACAAGATGGTATTGATAACAATATCTACAATAATGAAGATTAGACAAATTCACATAGATGGCTCCTGTAATAATAGAGCTGGTAGTGTATTATCAAATGTTGGTGGGGTTGGCATTGTTAAGATTGGAGAAACAGAAGTAGAATGTCAATCTTATGGGCCCTATGACAGGGTGACTTCGGCTAGAATGGAAGTTCTAGGTCTCTTTCTGGCTCTAAGAGAGATTACTGAAATTGTAGATAAGATTGAGATTTATTGTGACAATCAGTATGTAGTAAAGGCAGTATCAGAGAATTGGCTATTCACCTGGGTTTTTGACTATAGGAATTGCGGTGTTTTAAGAAAGCATATAGATCTCTGGAGCAACATATATGATAACTTAATTAAGTTCAAGTCACTAGGTGTTATAATAGAATTAAAGTGGAATAGAGGCCATAGTGGGAATCACTATAATGAACTTGCTGATAAGTATGCCACTATTGGTAGGATTAAAGGGAGAACAGTAGAAATTATAAAAATAAAGAGATGACAGCAGAACAATTAGTTTTAAGAATCAATGAACTTGATCAAGATGATACAAGTTCAGCAGGGTATAGAGAGTGGGACAACTACATGTACAGAATACATGTAGTTGCCAGAAATCTTAGAGACTCAAAAATAATGATGATTGTAGGCAGAGCACAATCTAACAGAAAAGTAGACTCTTTAGATGCGATAAGAGTTGTGGACTTTGCTAATAAAAACAAAATTACTTACTAAGATGGGAGAATATAGAGAGGTAAATGGTGATTTGCTAAAATTAGCTAGTCAAGGGATATTTGATATTGTAGCTCATGGTTGCAATTGTCAGAAAACAATGGGGGCTGGAATAGCTCTACAGATTGCTCATAGATTCCCACAAGCCTATGAGATAGATCGAATGGATGACAGATTGCCAATTGAAAGATTAGGGGATATGACTATTTCAAGTTCTATATTGATGTTAAATAAAAACAACCCAAGGCCAGAAGAAACTGTAGAGACTAGAGAGGTGAGAATCTTAAATCTCTACATACAGTTATTTCCAGGTAGAAATCTATCTCGTTCAGCTCTAAGATTATGTTTAGTAAAAGTGAACATGATGTTTTCAGGACAGAGTATTGGTTTACCATTAATTGGTTGTGGTATTGGTGGAGATGACTGGAGAGAAGTGAAAGAAATAGTAGTAGAGGAGTTGAAAGACATGAATGTAACTATTGTTCACTACTCAGGAGATATGATAAAGAGAGTGCCACCAGTATTTAGCCAAAGACTATTATGAAAAGGTGGTTTAGAGATGCAAAACTTAGCAAGGACAATAGAGAGAGGCTAGAGATAGAGAAAAGCTGAAACAAATAGCTGATAAATACAGTACTGAATAATGAGTTTTATACCATCAACATATCAAGTAGAGATTGATAGAGAATTTACACAAGGAACAGATAATCTTCTAATATCAGCCGTAGCTGGTTCAGGAAAAACAACAACACTTCTAGGGCTTTTAAGAAAAGTTAAGACAAGTGGGATATATCTAGCTTTTAATAAGTCAATAGTAGAGGACTTAGATAAGAAAGTAGGCTATATACCTAGAGTGAAGATAATGACACTTCATAGTATGGGGATGAGAGGTTTAGTTCAACACTTTGGGAATCTTAAGGTGAATGAAAATAAAACAGTTAACTTCTGTGATAAGTTCTTTGATAAGTGGACTGATGAGATGATTGATAAAAGTGATAAAAGTGACAGTGAGAAGTCAAGGCTGAAACAAAATAAAAGAAAAGACAAGAACTGGTGGCAGTTAGTTTACTCGATAAAAGACCTCTATAATCTATATAGAATGAAGATGTGTACTAGCGGTAGAGATCTAATTGAAGTTTGTGATATATTAGGGATAGACTATGAAAGAGATACAATTGTAAAAGTTCTAGACATTCATATATTGTCTACAAAGTATAATGAGAAGCCAAGAGAGATTGACTTTACAGATATGATCTATCTCTCAGCCACAAATAACAAGATAGTATTGCCTAACCCTGAAGTAACCTTTATAGATGAGTGTCAAGACTTGAATGAGGCACAACATGTTTTGATAGATAAAGTGATTAGAGATAATAGATTTGTGGCTTGTGGTGACAGGAAACAAAGCATCTATGGCTTTTCTGGGGCATCATCTGAGTCTTTTGATAGATTTCTTGATAAGATAAATGTAAAAGAATTGCCACTATCAGTTTGCTATAGATGTGGTACAGATATCGTAAAACATGCTAATACAGTTTACAACATTATGGAACCATTTGAAGGTAACTTACAAGGTTCTGTAGAGTTTGAGGGAGATGTGTTAGATGCTAGAGAAGGAGATATGATTCTCTGTAGAAATACAGCACCACTTGTAAAGACTTACTTTGAGTTTCTAAAAGAAGGGAAAAGAGCTTATGTAAAAGGGAAGGATATAGGCCAGAATTTAATAAATTTAGTATCTAAATACAAAGTAGCCTTTTCAAGTCAACTAATGACAGAATTACAGAGTAAGCTAGAGAGTATTCAGAAAGATTTAGAGAAGTTAGGGATTGAAAATGGGCAGAAACACCCAAAATATGTTTCTTTTCAAGAAAAGATACAGATTATTGAAGTTTTCTCTAGAAAATATTATACAGTTGCAGAAATAAAATCTAGTCTAGAATCTATGTTTAGTGATGACACTAAGACAGGGACAATACTCTCCACTATACACAAAGCTAAGGGTCTAGAGTCTGACACTGTATACTTTATGGATAGCAGTCTTATACCGTCTAAGTATGCAATAACGGAAGACCAGAAAACACAAGAGGAAAATCTAAGATATGTAGCAATTACAAGAGCAAAGAAAAGACTAGTTTACTGTTCAAGCCCTTCATAGACACTATCTTTATAAATTTATTAAATATGACAGAGAAATCAAAAGTGCCAACTACTTTCACATATAGTGAAGTGTTAGAGGAGACACTAAAGTACTTTAGAGGTGATGAACTAGCAGCTACTACTTGGATTAACAAGTATGCAATGAAAACAAAAGAAGGGCAGTTTTCAGAAAAGACCCCTGATGATATGCACAGAAGAATGTCCAAGGAATTTGGGAGTGTTGAACTGATGTGGTCAAGAGATGATGGCATTACTCAAATAAAACACGGGGAAAAGTTATCACAATATGGGAGAGAGAGAAGACTACTAACAAGAGAGAAAATCTATCAACTATTTAAAGACTTTAAGTATGCTATACCACAGGGTAGTGTTATGTCTTCTTTAGGTAATAGTGATATGATGGCATCTCTTTCAAATTGTGTAGTAGTTCCTCCAGTCTATGATTCTTATGGGGGTATTTTTCATACAGATCAACAATTGGCACAATTGTTTAAAAGACGATGTGGCGTTGGAGTTGATTTGTCAAATCTTAGACCAAGTGGTAGCTTTGTTAAGAATTCATCAGGCTCAACTACAGGTGCTGTTTCATTTATGCACAGATTTAGCAATACCACTAGAGAAGTTGCCCAGAATGGTAGAAGAGGGGCTTTGATGTTGACAATGGATATAGCCCACCCTGATATCGAAGAGTTTGTAACTATAAAACAAGACTTAACCAAGGTGACTGGAGCTAATATTTCATTGAGGCTTTCAGATGAGTTTATGAAGGCTGTTGTAGAGGATGAAGACTTTACATTACGTTTCCCAATAGACAGTAAAGAACCAATATACACCAAAGTAATTAGAGCCAAAGAGTTGTGGGGTACTATTATAGAGTGTGCACATAATACAGCTGAACCAGGTTTGATATTCTGGGATAGACAACATAAGTATTCAACCTCCTCGATATACCCAGGTTATAAGAATGATTCTACTAACCCTTGTTCAGAGATAGCAATGCAAGGGGGTGATAGTTGTAGACTAATAGCTATAAACTTGTATAGTTTTGTTGAGAACCCTTTTACTGATAAAGCTAGCTTTAACTACTCTAAGTTCTATGAGGTAGTTTATGAATCACAAAGACTAATGGATGATCTAGTAGACCTAGAGCTTAGAGCAGTGGCATCTATAATGAGGAAGATTTGTAGTGACAAGGAACCTGAAGAGATAAAGAGAACAGAACTAAGTATCTGGGAGTTATTATACAGAAGTGGTAGAGAAGGGAGAAGAACAGGCTTAGGTTTTACTGCACTGGCAGATACCTTAGCAGCTTTAGACAAGAAGTTTGATGGGGATGAAGCTCTTTTAGTAGTTGATGAGATTATGAAAACTAAGTTAAGAGGAGAGTTTGACAGTAGTATTGATATGGCTGTGGTAAGAGGGCAGTTCAAGGGATTTGATCCACTGTATGAGAATCAATCAGAGTTCATAAAGATGATGGAGAGAGAGTTTCCTGACATCTATAAAAGAATGATGGTATATGGTCGTAGAAATATTTCAATCAGTACAGTAGCACCCACAGGGAGCTTAAGTATGTTGGCTCAAACCTCTTCAGGGATTGAACCAGTTTATTTGCTATCCTACAAGAGAAGAAGAAAAGTAAATAGAGAAGACAAGAATGCCAATATAGATTTTACTGATAATACAGGTGATTCTTTTGAAGAGTTTGAAGTTGTTCACCCTAAGTTAGAGGACTGGAAACAGATAACAGGTAAGACAGACACTAATGAGAGTCCCTATGCCGGATCTACTGCATCTGAAATTAATTGGAAGAAGAGAGTAGAGTTGCAATCTTTAGTACAGAAGTACACAACACATTCAATAAGTTCAACCATTAATCTACCAAAAGATGTCCCAGTTAGTTTAGTAGGGGATATCTATATCGAATCTTGGAAAAGAGGTCTTAAGGGTATTACTGTTTATCGTGATGGGTCTAGAAGTGGAATACTAGTAGCTAGTGATAGCCAGGAGAAAGAGGTATTTAAGGAGAAAGAGCTGCTTAAGAGGCCAGAAGAGGTAGATGGTATGGCCTATGTTACCTCTGTTAAAGGGACTGAGTTTAGCATCTTTGTTGGCACCATAGAAGATAAGCCCTATGAAGTGTTTGGGTATACAGGAACTACTTTAACAGGACAAGGCATTATTACTAGAAGAGATAGAGGTGAGTATTATTTCAAGAAAACAAATGGGGCAAAACATAATCATAGAATTCTAACAGATAAGATGACAGACGAACAGACTGCTATTTGTAGATTGATATCAGTTTCTCTCAGTCATGGTGTCCCTCTTGTAAGAATAGTAGACCAGTTAGAGAAATCAAAGAGTGATATGTTTAGCTTTACAGCTGCAATCGGTAGAATACTAAAAACATATATTGTTAATGGTAGTCAATCAACAGTTCTTTGTACAAACCCAGATTGTACAGGGGATAGAACGAATGTTATTTTTCTAGAAGGCTGTAGTAAGTGTCTAGACTGTGGGAGTTCTAAATGTGGTTAAAAAAAAAAATAAATAGTAAAGTTTGTAAGTATAAAAATTATACTTAGTTTTAAGCCGTGTTAATTAAAAATCGTTATTATGTTAGACAATAGTAGAGAACAGATTATTGAGAGTGAGAAGATAGTGACAGTAACATTATCTGACAAAGTTAGTCCCGTAGAGGATAGGTATAGAAGGGCCATCAAAGAACTGGAGAGATTATTTGATTTCTTTAATAAACAGTTCACAGGTAGCTCTCTTCCAACAAACATACTTATTACTATTCAAACTAGGGGGAGAAGAAAACAGTCACTGGGTTGGTTTATACCTAATCAGTGGAACTCTGAAGGGAAAAGTTATGATGAGATTAATATTTCAGCTGAAACACTTTCTACAGGTGGAGAAGAAGAACTAGTAAATACTCTATTACATGAAATGTCACACTTGAAGTGTTTTCAAGAGAATATTAAAGATGTTTCTAAAGATGGTTATCATAACAGGAAGTTTAAGGAGATAGCAGAAATGTTTGGGCTAGAGGTAGACAAGTCAATCTACTATGGTTACAATATTACTAAATTATCGCCTACAACCAAGGCTATGGTAAGAGGGTTAAGCATAGACAAGACAGTATTTACTACCACCAGAATAGAGAAGCCACCAGTTACTGATGAAAAGTATGAGAATTTATTGGTTAGAAAGAGCTTTAAGCCAGTTATTAAAGATTTTGCAGAGTTGACAGGGATGTCTATGTTAGACTTAATTGAAGACTCAATTACTAAGTACATGGAAGACTATTCAGACTAGTAAGTATAAAAGGGTAAGAGATGAGAAGGAAACCTCTCACTTAACTGACATTGGGAAGAAGTTTCTGTCAGGAAATATTGGAGCTCTTACCTTAAATTCTCTACCTCTACTTAAGAGGAGCACCTATCCCACATTGGGAGTGAGTATAGATATTCTATACCCATCAATTCTTGAGAGTAGAGTAGAGAATTTTTAATAAAATAGTAGATAATTTTTAATAAAATAGTAGATAATTTTGGCAGAAAGTAGTAGTAAAGAGGTAGGGCACCCAGCACACTACGGAGGTGAAGACAATCCCTTTGAGGCAATTAAGGTAATAGATGCCTGGGGATTAGGGTTTTCTCTGGGGAATACTGTTAAGTATATTGCTAGAGCGGGGAAGAAAGACCCATCAAAAGAGTTGGAAGATCTTAAGAAGGCACAGTGGTATCTTGAACATAAAATTGAACAACTAAAATTGAATAGTAAATGAAACAGTATCTAAAACTAGTAAAAAAAATAAGTAAACATGGCATTGATAAGCCAGCAGCTAGAGAAGGGATGCCAGATACAACATCTCTCTTTGGCCCTCAAATAAAATTTAATTTACAAAAAGGTTTCCCTCTAGTTACTACTAAGAAGATGTACTGGAAGGGTATAGTTACCGAACTAGTATGGTTCTTAAGAGGGAGCACTAATATCAAATATCTAGTGGATCATGGTTGTAATATCTGGAATGAAGATGCCTATAACTACTATCTAAAGAGATTAAGTGAGTATACTCAGAAGCCATCTCCTATTTCTTTTGTAAATTTTATTAGTATTATTAAGAGTGGTAAGACCTCTCCTATAACGGAAGAAGGGAACAGTGTTATCCCTAACTATACATTAGGCGACTGTGGGTTTCAGTATGGGAAAGTTTGGAGAGACTGGGAAACCCAGAAAGAGATAGCAGTACGAACTGGAGTCTACTCATCAGGAGAGGATATGATAGATGTTAAGTATCAAAGTATTGATCAAATAGCTAATCTAATTCACTCACTAAGAGATAGCCCACAGTCTAGAAGACATATCGTAACAGCAATAGACCCAGTCCATGATCAAGACTTGGCATTATACTGGTGTCATGCCTTGTTTCAATTCAATGCTAGACCATTAACAGATGAGGAAAGACTTGAATATGTTCCTCGAGAAGTCTGTTACAACAACAATTACGAAGATATATTCAAAGCCTATAACCCGCCTAAATACTATCTTGATTGTAAGTTATACCAAAGAAGTGCAGATGCTATACTTGGTGTGCCATTCAATATAGCGTCCTATGCCTTACTAATCGAGATTATTGCTAAAATAGTCAACATGGTCCCAGGGAAGTTCATACATACATTCGGGGATGTACACATATATCACAATCATATCACAGCAGTAGTAGAACAAATTAGTAGAAAACCATGCCCACTACCTAGATTAGAGTTTCATAGAGACTTTATTCATCTCTCTGAGAGACAGGATATTGATGATGTAGAGAAGTTTTCTTCTCTAGACCCTGAGTGGTTTAGATTACTTGAGTATCAATACCACCCTATTATCAAAGCTAAACTTTCAACTGGACTAAAATAAGTATTATGAAAAAAGACAAGAAACTAGAACTCTACTTTACTAAAGGGAGTCACTCAACAGTATTTAGAGTCAAACCAACAGAACATAAGTCTCTAGATCTTATTCTAAGTAAGAATTGGGGGTATATCACTGATAGATATCGAAAGATTCCCCCAGAAGATATCAAAAGAGGGAAAATTGTAGATATTAGACTTAAGAAAGAAGACTTTACTATTCTACAACAGGAGCTAAGAACTCAAAGTAAATCTATTGTAGTGTTTTATCAAACTACAAGAAAACCAATTGTATCAATAGGCATTCAAGTAATTCCGTAAGTAACCCCAGTTAAAGAACAATAATATGGCAAAAGCATTCATAAGATTAGGCAATGATGAATCTAAGAGATTCAATATAAAACACATAGTATCTTATACAGTAACTCAAGTAAATGATGGTGTAACAGGAGCTTTTATTAGTGGACAAATTGATATTGTACTTACAGATGGTACAACTACTATTTATGGGCCATATGCCTCAGCTGATATAGCTACATTTGAAGACTATGTATTACAGTTAGATTCAGCTGAGTACTAGAGATAACTTTTTAATTGTAAGAGATGTCAGAAACTGAAATAAGAGAACAAGTTGTAAACATAGTTCTACAGTCTACTATATTGATTGATACTATTGATAAACTAGAAGAAACAGGGGCTGAGAAATTTTGGCTTAGAGATATTAAACAGACTGGAAGAGTCTTTCGAGAGAAACTGATTAACTACACTACAAGGCAGAGACATTTGTATAATGATGATACCTATGAAGCATTCTTTCAATCTCTACTGAGAGTTGAAGAGTATAGTAAGATATTTTCTCTAATTTTTGAGGAGTTTTTACAGTTTTGTAAAGAGACTGAGTATATGCAAAGAAAGGGCGTAACAAAGTTTTCTTTGCATATTGATAGAATAGTGGAGAATAGAGGCTACACCTATGATAACATACAGGCACTAACCAATACGGATAATATAGAAAAGTACTTAAAGTGGAGAGATAGAGATATCAGTGGGAAGAATATTTTTACAGTAGAAATGGGAGTGAGAGTAGGTAAAGAGAGTGATGACTGTCCCTTTTAAATTATTTTTAAAAAAATATTAAAATAAAGTTTGATGATAAGTATAAATTTTATACTTTTATACTGTAAAACTTTTTAATATATCATCATGAAAAGAATCGGATTTGCCACACAGTACTTTACCCTCTGGGATATCTCAGAAGAATACAAACACTATTACGGAGCTGAAAAATTTGACTTCGAATGGAGAGTTGACTATCTTTACTTACAGAATTTATCAAAAGATGAAGAACAAGCCAAGATTAAGGCTGCTAGGTTTGGGGTCACTAACTTAACACCAGACTTAAAGTTATATGGTAGAAGTGTATCCTTTTATACTACAGGAGAGAAGGGAACAGATAGGCCTGATTGGGAGTTTCCATCTAATATTCATAGATGGGGAGTTGGTGATATTAGAAAACTTGGTGATATTAGAAAACTTGTTGATGGGACAGATGATAAAGAAGCTAGTGAAGGAGAGAGAAAAGCTCTTTGGTGTCTATACTTGAAGAAAGAAATAGTATTTGAAGGGGAGAATAGAGTTAGGCCTGAATGGGCAAGGCCAATAGTATATGCTAGGAGAAGAATGATTGAGCTGGGAATGTTAGTTCATTACAAACGAGAATGGGTCTCCCCTAAGTATAGAGACTCTCTAATAGAGAGAGAGAGAAAACAAGCTCTTATAGATTCATTACAAGGCGGGTACTTACACAATGATAAAGAGAGAATCAGCACTGAATTACAAGAGATTGACAGTAGAAGTTTTGATGGTGACTATGGTGAATTCTATATCATCACCTATCAAAGCCGTGATAACAAGTTGTACAAATATCTAGGTGGATCTCCTCCAGTATTAGATGAAGAGAGATTCACAACAGTTAAGGGCACAGTGAAGCATACAGAGTATAGAGGAGAGAAACAAACACAGTTACAGAGAATTTCAGTAATAAGATAATGAAACTACAAGGAAAAGCAAATGCTTGGATAAAACCATCAGGACAGTTTATAGAAGTAGAGTACATGTGTCATGATGAATGGGCTTATGAATATTTTGAGACTAAGTATGGGACTAGACTTTACCTAGATAGGATTGAAAAGATATGTAAGAGTCCATTTAATGCCTACCCACATGTAGCTCTACATAAGTTAGGGTGGGTTAGATTGTTAACCTGGACGGATAAACAGACTAAAGTGCTGGGAAACTGTACCCCAAATGATAGTAGGCTAGACACTATGGACTCAGTTCTAACATGGGGACAAAAGAAGACTTTACAGGACTGGTGTATGAGTAATAGCTTTAAGTATGAAGACCTGTTTAAAGATAAGTAGAGAGAGATGAGAGTGTATCATTTGTAAGAAGAAAAGTATAGTGTCGGCAGACACTTCTTCAGAGGTTACCAATGCCTCCTTAAAATGCCAAGTTCTTTGATTCTGGAGAGAATGCAAATACTTACAAACCCAAGATGTCTTCAGAGGGGGTCTTTATACCTCTTGGGTTTAAACTAGTAACAATTAAATTAAATTAAATATCATGGAACAGTTGTTTTTAAACAGAGTAGCAGTAGCTTTAGCAGTAGCTTTAGCAGTAGTATCTTTCATAGCAATTATGCTTATAGTTAAGAATAGAAGGATAGTAGAGAAGCTAGAATTACTTTTAGAAGAGAGACTCTCCCTTCTATTGCCCCATCAGACAATAAGTCTTCAAGAAGACTTTAACAACAGTGTTAGAAATCTAGGCAACATGAATCTCTCAGTCCCTAACTATGCTTTATGGCTAAAGAGAAGAATGAAAGTGAGCATAAATTCTGAGATTTGTTCAGAAAGAAGATTAGTCGGAGTAGAGACTCTATTATCAGAACAGAACCCTTATCTAGTTATACCAAGAAGTGTTCTACAATCAGCTTCGCCTACAACACAGGATAGATTAGTACAAGACTTAACAGATGTAAAGAAAGAGGTTGGTGATTGGGAGAAAGAAAGAGGGTACTACACAGTGAGATATAAAACTAGTAGTAATCAGTTTGCAAAGGATGATCTAAAGAACTTTGATAAAGGTTTAAGAAGAATAGACTTAAATAGAAGGGTATGTCAGTAACAGGGTTTGTACCACTTACATATGAGCCTACTACTTTTGAGAAGAATGTTTTGATTCCTCTAGTAGTGGTATCTTGGGGAAGGAAAGAACCTAATGAACTTGTGAATATGAAGTTGATGATAGAGAAGATGAATGAGTATTTAGTTAAATACAGAATCTATTCTAAGAAAGGGAAAGTAGCAAAAGTAAGTGGCCCAAGAATGAGAAAACTCTATCACTATATAAGAGTAAAAAATTTAGTCCCCAATCTAGTTGCCACTAGTAAAGGGTACTTTAAAACAGACAATAGAGAACAAATCAAAGACTATATCAACTCCTGTTTTGAAAGAGCTAATTCATTTAGCGAGGTAGGGACAGCTTTAATGAGTCAGAATTGTATTAGTCATGAAGAGTTAAGAAACAGAAGAAAGAAATCGAGAAATGAAACAGGCATATAGAGACTGGAGAGAAAAAGAGAACTTTGAACCAAGTATGCTCTTAGAGATAGCCTTCTATGCTGGTTATAGAGCATCAGAAGGAAAGCAGAAGTGTGATAAGAGTACAGTAACATTTGATGAATGGCTTAGTATAAGACAGGGAGAGATTGATATTGAACTTGCTGAGAATGGTGCTGATAGAGAGATGAGTTTTGACAGTGAAGTAGAGTACGCCAGACGATATCAAGTTTACTTAGACAGTATTAATTAAACAAAAAGTTTGGTAAAGATGAGTAGAGTTCATGTTGATAGAAGTATTGGGATATCAGTAGATAAAGTTTACTGGGTGTACTCAAAGAAGAGAGAAGTGTTTTGGTGTAGGATGCCAATTCCCATAATAGAGACAGATAATTTAGAGAAAAGTAGAGCACTAAGTCCCTTTGACCCTAAGTTTAGTGACAACTATGTTGAAGGGAAGGGAGAGTCTAAAAAAGAGGCACTAGAAAGAATGCAAAAACTGATATAGCTGTTGATATATTAAATGAATGCTAACTAATTTTGAGAAGTTGAGTAATTTAGAACAGAGAAAACAAATTGAAGTAAATATCAAAGACATTACAGACCCCGAACTTCTATTTGAAATGAATAGAAAGTATCGGGAGCTTGAGTCTACAGATTGTAGTTAAAGTCAAGAATTATGGAGAAAGGAAAAGTGAACACAGATTATTATCAAAAGATTGTCAAACGAAGAACAAGACAGCACATCTTATTTAGATGTTACTATAAGTCGCTTTTACTCACGTTAAAAGACAAAGCCTATCAATTATGGCACGGACACCCATTCTTATTGAATGAGGAAGTTGAAATAATATGCAAAACAAGAGCAGAGCCAGAGTTTAAGCATTTCAATGATTACAAAATACAAGCATTGGTTAAGTTGAGAATACACGAAATGTATGAGAAGTATAAGAGACAACAGAAATGCAAACACGTTGTGGTTTGAGTGTTCACAGTTGTTAGAAACACTTAGTAGACAGGATATTAGAGATAGAGAATCAGATTCTTAGACAGACATAGTATAGAAGAAAATAGAAAGACAAAGACAGAGTATACCAAAGTATTAAAATAGAAACTATGAGCAGATCAATTAAAATAGATGAGAGTTATAGAGTGGAAACATCAACAACAGGATGTTCTCTAATACTAGATAAGAAAGGGGAAGTGAACCCTAAGACAGGCAATCCTATACAAGTATTTGATCAGTGGTTCTATACAGATGTAAAAGCTTGTTTGAAGAAGTACTGTGCACTACAGATAAACTTAGAGTGTAGTAGTATACAGGAGGTGATCTCTAAGATAGAGGCACTGGAGAAGAAGATAGATGAGATGAAAGAAATAAGATTATGATATTTCATATATTCGCATATAGTGTAGACTATCTAGTGAACAATAAGTATGTAGGTTCTGCCCAACTATCATTAGAGGAAGGGAAGGGTAGAGTATGTGGGTTTAGAGGGAGAGAAACATTTTCTCTACTACAAGACGTAAAACTTTCTAATAAGAGAGTCATAAAAAGAAAGACTACTGTAACTACAGAGATGATAGCTTTACAGGGACGAATAGCTTAACAGACTATTAACAGTTATAGATACAGAAGAGCATGAAAACATTTTTAGGGAATGAGATTCAAGAGAATACTTTAGGTATTTTATATCTTTGTGAGTATAATTACAAAGACAACACTATGAAGGTAGGGACAGTAATAGAGTTTGAAGAGCCATTCCAGGCTCTACAAGCTTATGCTACTATTAGAGTCCCAGAGAGTCAATTGGCTATAGGCCAGACTAGAGAGAAGTTCGAGCATGAGTTAGAATCATTACACAACAAGCTAAACGACCCTAAGTGGGTTAAGAGATTAGCAGAATATTTATAGAAGATGAAAACAGACAAGTTTAGAGTAGGGGAGAAAGTAGTATCTCTATCAACTAAGAATCCCTTAGATCCTAGTAGTCAGCTTAGAGTGATAGGGTGTACTTATGTGGTATGTGCTGTTAGTTTCTGTGAGAAGTGTGGGGACCAGACTATTAATATAGGTCTACTCCCATCTCCAAGGCTAGAGACGACTAAAGTTACTTGTGGTAGATGTGGGACGACCTCATCTAATAGAGGACTTAGCTGGACACATTCAACACACTTCTGTAGAAGAGATAGACTATATCCCTACTTGCTTATGGCTATAGAGGAGGAGAACTATAGAATGGCTGCTCTTCTTAAGAGTATCATTGAACAACAAGTACTGGATAGAGTCTTAGCTGAAACTTCAGTACTAGTTATCTAGAGACTAGTTATGAAAACAATTAAATTAAATAGTATGAAAACAATTAAATTAAATAGTATGACTGAATCAGAAGAAGAGTATTATAGTAAAGAACGCGAAAATAGAAGTTGCTTAGGCGGACTAATATTTTTAGTTGTAGGGTCAGTAATCTGTTGGTCTATTATAGGCTGGATCTGTGTGATTGTATATAGAATGTTTTAGTATTCTTATTATGAAAGAGTTGACCACTTTAGTATTTCTCTTAGTAGCCCGAACTCTTTATGCACCATCTCCTGAATCAGTATTTGAAGATATTGTTAGTGATGCTGTTGAAGTAACTGCCACAGTCTATAGTGCAGTAAGATCTCAAACAAATGAGGACCCATTTCATACAGCTTTTATGTACTGTATTGATTCTCTGAATCCCTTTAAGCATAAGATAGTTGCAGTATCCAGAGATCTACTAACTCAATTCCCTAATGGTACTCAAGTACTAGTTGAAGGCACTGACTATGATGGTGTCTATACTGTACAGGATAAGATGAATAAGAGATATACCAATAGAATCGATATACTAGTCAATGAAGATATGCCAATTGGGAGATGGGATAGTGTAAAACTTAGAAGAATAAATTAAACCCCAGGCTAGAATGAAGAATATAAAGAATAAAAAAGCTTATGACACATATGTTAAGCTCAAAAACAACCCACTAATACTTAAAGCAGAAGTTACTACTACAGACCCATCCATGGATCCCATTAGGTTAGGGAAATCTATGATGATGCCAAAAGATTACTTTACAAAGTTGATAGAGCACTTAGACCACGAGGAACAGGAGGAGTTGAGAGATATATTTCAAGAGTATAAAAATCTTAGAGGAGCAATTATTAGGGCAGGGAGAGATGCCTTTATCAGTTTACCTAAGAAACAGGGTTCAGAATCAAACCAACTACTAAGATCTAAGTCTCTAGAGTTGATAGAACTTTTTGGCTCCTTTCTTTCTACAGATCAGGTCTATAAGATAGTAACAGGAGAGTGGGGGATGGAAATAAATAGACACCCTCTAAATCAATTCCAAGTTGACTATGAGAGAGAAATTAACAAGAAAAAGGAAGAGTACAAGACAGAGTGGAGTGCTCTAAAGTTATCACATAGAAGAGGCAGATTAGAGGAGTTACAGGAACTATACTTTGACAGAAAAGGGATATATCTGGAGGAGGGAAAGAATAGACTAGATTACATACAGCTAATCCAAACTATCAAGATAATCAAAGAAGAGTGTCAAGATCCAACATTGAAGATTGAACATCATATAAGTGGTAGAATAGAGGCTACAATTAATCAAACTATAAAAGAAGACATACTAAAAAACTTACCTATTTTAGAAATTATAGTAGGCAGAGTAGCATCTTCTTTGAAAGTAAATCCCTCTACCATTCTGGAGAGACTACACTCATCAATCTATGCAAAGTTTAGTGGAGTAGAGACTACTAGTTTAGAGGACTTAAAGGAACAACCTCTCTACCCATCACAAATGGTCTATGATTGGACAGCAATTGGGAAGATGCATGAAATAGAACAGCCAATACAAGATATTGAGTATCAAGAAGTATCAAGTGGCGAACTGCTAAAGGGTAAGAAGATGTTAGAGATATTGAGTCAGAAGGTTCTAGAGAATAAGAACTATCTTACATTGATAAACCACACTATCACGAGAAACATAGAAAATAGTTAAAGTGAGTAGTCATAGAATTGTTAGTTTATATTATATTTAGGGCATGAAATCAATCATTAGAGTCTTTATGTTAGCATTTATGTTAAGTGCTTTCACTGAGTACGGGTTTACCACCGACCAGGTCCAAAATTCAAATCCCATTTCAGTTGATATTGGAAACAGTATTAAGATAGACATGATACAGGTAAGTATTACAGGTGTTATAGTTGTACAGAATCTAGTTTTAGACAGCCAGAGTGCTAATAAAACATTTTCTACCACAAAGAGTCTAGAAAAGAGTTACTTAAACATGATTGGGCAATTAGAGAGTAGCTCTATAACTAATCTAATTAATAGTCATTCATATAGACACACAGTATTTAAAGAATATGATGAGACAAATCTATGCCTGACAGTATCAACATGTAAGCAGGCTAGAGATGAGTTGTTAGTATAGGCACAGAAGTTGACTAAAAAGAACATACAGAGGAAAAGCTACTAATTTAGTAGTTTTTTTTTATTTTTATACAAAGTTAGAAGACAATGAAACAAACTAGAGAATCATCAGATAGTAATGTAAGTGGGAGAGAGGTTAGATTTGAGTTTGACCTAGCTTTAGACAAAGCATTCCCAGACTTAGTAGTAGACATGTTAGGCTTCTCCAAAGCTTCTATAGAGGTCTTTTGTGGTGCTGGGACAGGCGCTGTTGGTAATGGCGCTCTTAAACAGAGAAATACAGTTAATGGTCCTGGAGTAGTTATCCCAGGGGCTACTACAACTGTTGCCTTTACAGAGAGTGCTAAAACAAGTGCTTTTGGGTTAGTAGATATCACAGGTAGATACTTAGTAATAGATCTATCAGCTGTAACCTTTGGTGCTGCTGGAAGAGTAACAGTTCTTGTTGTTCAAAAAATATAAGAAGAGAAACAAAAGAGAGTATCATATTGCTTAATTAAAGAATTCTAAAATGGCAGTAACAGGAATAAAGGTCCCTACCATATTAATAGACAACTTAAAGTTTCTATTATACAAGAGTATAACTAATACAGACCCTATTAATGTCTGTACTTTAGAGATTGGTGATGTAGTAGATGGTGCAATCCCCAATGGGTTTCTATTAGGGACATATCTTGGAGGAGATTCTACAGACTTTAACAACTCACTAGTCTATGATAACTGGGGAGGGATGATAATAACAATTTGAAAGAAAAGAGATGACAAGTTATTCTAGTAAAATTTCAGCTCCTATACAAGAGGACCCACCAGTGGATACCACTAAGATAGTTTCAGTAGTAGGGGGAGCTGCTAGACACATACCATGGAGTATTTTAAAGTCACAAGTAGGTGGTGGGAACTTAGTTTCAGAAATAGTCGCAGCAACTCCAGTAGGTGGTGTAGCCACGAATGATACTTTTCCTGTTGGTACTACAGTAGAGGCTATTCTAGATGCAATATTAGCAGCCCCTCTTGTATTGCCTACCAAAACTGATAACAGTTTATCCTTTACGGGGATATCAGGTTCTATAGAACTTGGTACACAACTAACTCAAACGCTATCTTCTTTATTTACAAGAGGCATTATAGATAGCAAAGATGCACACCCAGATGTATACTTAACTGGTCTTAGTACTTCTAAAGTATATAGCGGTACAGGTATAGACCCTGTGACAGGCATACTAAACACACCAGCACTATTAGGCAACAATACTTGGACTGTAACAGAGGGCTATGGTGCTGGTAGTGGGATCTACTATGACAGTAGAGGCAATGCATCAACAATATTTGATGCATATAGAGGAGTAGGCAACATAGTAAACACTCTAACTGTAGTAGGGATGCTACCTTTCTTCTATGGAGTATCTGCCTCAGCTTTAGTTGCTGGGACAGGCGTTTATACAACTTTGACAAAATCATTAACAGAAAAATCAAATAAATCAGTAGCATTAAATGCAACAGATCAATATTTGTATTTTGCTTATCCTGCTTCTTATGGAAATTTGACTACTATCTTAGATGGTAATGGGTTCAATGTAACAGCATCTTTTACGAAAAGTACTTATGATGTTACAAGTACAGGTTTAGGCTCTAACTATACACAGAGTTACAATGTTTACAGGTCTAACTCGGTTACAACTATTAACCAAACCTTTCAGTTCAACTTCTAAAATATAAGATAATGGCTATAGAAATTATAACAGGGTTTAAGAGTTCATCAAGAGAAGAGTTAGATAAGAGAAGAGGCCCCTATGATAGCGTTCTTTTAGCAAATGCAGCCCTAGGAACTAATGACAGACACGTGGGCATGGAAGTTGTTATCATTCCTGATGGTACTAAGGATGGTTCAGGCAACTATATTACGGGTACACCAACACTATACCACTATGTTGGCGGAATAGCAGACGTTGATTTAGTTCTCTTAGAGGCAGGAACAACTACAATAGTAAACGATACACTTACATCCATAAGTACTACAGAAGCTTTATCAGCTAATATGGGTAAAACTTTACAAGATACTAAATTAGATAAAAACGGGCCAATTGCAAGTGCTGCAAAAACTAAAATAGTTTATGATTCTAATGGGTTAGTAACAAGTGGAAGTGATGCATTTACTTCTGACATTCAAGATTCTTTAGATAAAAGATATGTTACAGATGCTGAAAAGGC